TGTCGCCATTGCCACTCACGCTTGCGATACTCATAGCTTTGACACCATTTTTTCACAGCAGTAACTTGTGGTATTTCACCGTATTTTGCTTCATAGTCAAGACATTGTTGTAACTTTGCTTTGATTTGTGAAGCGGGATAGTCTTTAAATTGTTTATTCATACTTATATTATCTTACTTTATTCGTATTCTGTTTGTAAATTACATATATTAATGCAATAGTGTTTATTATTGATAGTATTAGTGAACCGTTATCTGGTAAGTGATGCATAAATACTTCATGATTATGAACAGCGTTGATCGCTTCATCCATTTTTAACATCGTTTCTAGTTCTGCACCTGTAAATGTTTTTATTTCTTCCATATTATATTGAATTAAATTGGTGTGTTAAAATTATGCCTTCTACGTCTGCTCTTGTTAGTTCACCAGACATTTGGCGAACTATTGCCCAAGTAAGATCTATATCTTTAGCGTAATGGGTATTAAGTGTCCATCTCATATTATTATATTTATATTGTTAGTTGACATGGTGAGAATCGAACTCACATAAACCATTATGTCATTACTTGTTCGCAATTTATACTGTTAGAAACAAGTGGAACTCGCAGTAGTGACTACACTAATTCTTTATCACGTAGTACAACTGGAATATTATTAGTTGCAGTGTAAGACTTGTATTTGTTGAAACACGCCATTTTTTCTAGATTACTTTTCATAATGTTGTACGCTTTGTCGTGATTGTACACATACTTTTTACCTTTTTTGTTAGTGAATTCGATAGTTACATTTTTACCTACTAGTGACTGTCTGATGACAAATCTTTTTGAAATTAAATTACTCATATTATTATATTTATTTATTATTAGTTTACATTTATATTATCTTGTTGTTGTCGTATTTAGTTTGTAATGTTAGTGTATATTTGTTTAGTTAACATTAGTGTGTAAGAGGTATGGCACGCGAGTGCTAATTAACTTACATTATATTTAATTAATTACTACAATTTACTTATTATTTCTTCATATAGATAATCTTGTATTGTTTCATTGTACTTTTCTTTACACATTGTATTGTCGTATGGAAATAGTATTCTGATTTGAGTGAGAATATCTTGATTGTTTAAATGATTAGTCATATTGTATATTGTTTTTTAGTTACATTTATATTATCTACATGTAGTCGTATTATGTTTGTAAAAAGGTAAAACATTTTTGTGAAATAGTGAGAAAAAGAGGCCCGTGGGCTAAAAAATATGCGTTTTCCGTAACAGGCTGATAGTCAGGAGGATAGTAGCAACACAATACTTCTATATAAATAACAGCTTTTCAGAATGAAAACTGTGACATAAGGCTATTAAGGTATAATAGTAACAGGCTATTGTCACACTATTGGGATATACGTCTCTATATAGTAGTAAAATCAGTGCAAAACCTGTAATATTACTAACCATAGCGCGCTTCAACACAAGCCCGTTTTAGAATAATGCAATAAAAAAAAGAAAAATGGCAATAATCTCCTCATATCCTGTATTAACTCCACAACTTGGCGACAAAGTACTAGGATCTAACACCGTAGATTCCATTGGGCAACCAGTAGAAGGCAATCCCACGGTACAATACACTCTAAACGACATAAAACTACTAGTTGATCAACAGTATGTACAGCAATTATCAGCATTTAATCCAAACAATACGTTTGACCCAGGAAATAACAACACTGGATCTATAATTACGTTTGGTGCAGCGCAGGGTACGGGCACAAGTGCAGTCATGTTGGGAGCTGATGGTAGAATAACGTTCAACCTTAAAGGTGCATACAGCATACAACAGATATATTATGGCCAAGGAGCTATTAATAACAATGTTATACTAAACTTTAAAATGGTGGATTCAAATGGTACTCAAGTAGGACCAACATCCACAACAAGGTTCTTATCAAATAATACACTAGAAAGGCATCGTATAGAAATAAACAGTTATATACAGATACCTTCTACAGCATACTACTATTTATGGATGCAAAACCCAACATCAGGTGCTGCTGGTCAGTTAGCTAATCAAGTTACTGACGCTGCGTGGGGAACAGATGTACCACCTGCACAACTAATCATAACAAAATTACAATAACATGGCGATAATATATTCATATCCTACGGTTACTCCAGAAAAAACAGACCTTGTATTAGGAACAGATGTTAGTGTGCCTGGTAAACCCACAAAAAATTTCACAGTACAAAGTATTATTGATCTTGTAACAACAGCAACTGGAGATTTGCAGTTTGTTTTAAATCTTGGTAATACAGCTACAGGTGTAGATATAAACTTAACAAACAACTCTTTTAGAGGTGGAGGTTTTGTGACAACAGGAGGCGTAACAGTATCTGGAACAACAGGTACTGGATTTACAAACATAACATCTACTGAATTTACAGGTACGATAGCAACACCTGCTCAACCAAACATTACATCGCTAGGTACATTAAGCGCTTTAGTTATAAGTGGTCCAATATCTGGAACTGGTTTAATAACTAACTCTAATTTAACTGGAGCTCAAAATGACAATGTAGTAAGTACGCTAGCTATTAAAACATATGTAGATAATAAAGTAGGGCTGTACGATACATTACAAGAGGTATTAGCTAATGGTAATACGACTGGTGGTTCTGATATAGTGGTTTCTGCAGGTGACGATATTACTTTTACTGACACATCGAAAATATTAATGGGTACTACAGCTGTTGATAACTTTGAAATATACAGTGATAGTGCTAATAGTATAGTAATAGACAGAAGTCCTGGTGCTTTAAAATTACAAACTAGTTTATTATCTGTAAGAGATGAAGCAGATACAACTCAAACAATAAGTGCTAGCGCTGCTGGTGCTGTAGAATTATACCATGCGGGTGATAAGAAAATAGAAACATTAGCAGGTGGTGCTAAGGTAACTGGAGCTTTTCAAGCTACAACATCAGGTACATTTGCTAGCTTAGTAAACTCAGGTACATATACAGATTCAAGTGGTGATGTAGGAACTGCAGGTCAAATATTATCTTCTACAGGTTCTGGTACAAACTGGGTGACTGAACTACCTTTATACACTTGGAGTTACGAAGGAACTAGTATACCAAGCGGTACAGCAATGACTGTAACCGATGGTACTAATATAACAACAACTTGGGATGCTGCTAACTATGATTTAACAATTGCTACCACAGGTGTGCCAGATGGTTCTGGTGCAGCTAATCAAGTTACATACTGGTCTGACACTGATACATTGACAGGTGCTGCAGGTTTTACGTTTGCAGGTGGTGCAACTGGTAAAGTAGCTATAGGTGGTGAATTAGAAGTTGGTGGTGTATTAACAGATGGTACATTTACTGGTTCAGCTGGTACATACACAGGTTATGCAAGTATTACATCCACTGTTTTTGTAGGTGCTTTAACTGGTAATGCGAGTACAGCGACAGCTTTAGCTACTTCTGGAGCAATAGCGCTTACGGGTGACACAACATCAACCGGTGGTCCTTATACTTATACATCAGGTGGTGCACTTAATATAGCAACTACAATAGCTGATACAACTGTTACTAGTAAAGTTTTAACAAACTTACCTACTCCAACATCTGCTGCAATCGCCGCGTCTGATAGCATACTTGATGCAATGGCAAAATTACAAGGTCAAATCACTGGTATACCACAAGGTCTTGTATATAAAGGAACATGGAATGCTAGTACTAATACACCGACGCTTACTAGTGGTACTGGTGTTACAGGTGAATTTTATATTGTAAGCGTTGCTGGTACTACGAACTTAGATGGTATTACAGATTGGCAAGTTGGTGACTGGGCTATATTTGTAGAAGTCGGGGCAACTGATACTTGGCAAAAAATAGATAACACTTCTGCTATACTTGGAAGTGGTACAGCAAATAAAATAGCTAAATGGACTGGATCTAATACTTTAGCAACTGGTCTAATAGCTGATGATGGTTCTACTGTTACTATAGGCAACTCTGGTAATTTAGTAGTTGAAGGTAATACAACGCTTGGTGATGCTGATACAGATAGTACAACTGTTAAAGGTCCTGCTGTATTTGAAGAAGCGGTTAGAATAAACGAAGGAATTAGTTTAGGCGCTAACACTTACGGTACAGCTGGTCAAGTACTAACATCAGGTGGTGGCTCTGCTTCAGTTAACACATGGACAACACCTACTACAGGTACAGTTACAAGTGTAACAGCTGGAACTGGTATTACAATTGGTGGTACCGCTGCAGATCCTACTGTAGCTATAGATTATTTAGGTACTGACAATGCTATATTATCAGCGCCTCAAGAAAATGCGATTGCTACAACAGACACGGTTTGGTTTAGTGATGCTACAGATAATAACATAAAGAAAACTACAGTTGCAAACTTAATTGCATTAGACCCTGCTAGATCTTTATCAGCAGTATTAGCTGTTGGTAATACATCAGGTGCTAATGATATACTTATGGCTGATAGTCAAGCTGTAAAGTTTGGCGCTGGAAATGATTTAAGTATTCAACATAATGGAACAGACTCTCAAATAACAAACCTAACAGGTAACTTACAGTTTACACAATTGCAAGATGATGGAGATATTAGCTTTGCTTCAGATGATGGATCAGGTGGAGATACTATTTATTTTCAATTAGATGGTGGTCAAGCTCAAAGTAGGTTTTTACAAGATGTAAAGTGGGATGATGATAAAAAAGCTAAATTTGGTACTTCTGATGATCTTAGATTATATCACAACGGTACTACAAATAACAGTAACATAGAAAATTATACAGGTGATTTATATTTTACACAAAATACTGATGACGGAGATATAATATTTAGAAACGATGATGGTAGTGGTGGTGTTACTGAATACTTAAGATTAGATGGTGGAATTACATCATTAATGGTCAATAAAGATATATTGATGTACAATGACGGTGCTAATGGTAAGATTAAATTTGGCGCATCGCAAGACCTTCAAATCTACCACGATGGAACTAATAGCCAAATAATAAATAGTACAGGTGGTCTTTTAATTAAAACAGATACTTTTAGGGTATTAAACGCAGCAGGTAGTGAGCAAATGTTAAGGGCTGACACAGATGATGCAGTACAACTTTATTTTAATAATGTAGTAAAGTTTGCAACTACAAGTACAGGGGTTACTGTAACAGGAGCTGGTACTTTTACAGGAAATGTAAATATAGCAACTGGTAGTCAACTATTTTTTGATAATGGAGGTAATACTTATATTTCTGAAGACATAGCTGATAGATTAAGATTTTTCGTTGGTGGTTCTGAATTTATGAGATTTACAGAAGACACTGCTGACACTATAACTTTTTACAAGGATTCAACTTTTACAGGTAACGTAGAAATCGACGGTAACTTAACTGTTGATGGTCATATAATCCATGGTGGTGGTGGTGGTGGAACAGGTAAAGGCGGACAATTTACTAAACTATATACAACTGGAAATGCTGGTGTAGCAGGAGTCGCTTTTACAATAGATAGAGCAACAACAGGTTCTATGGTATTTGATGTAATGCTTACTAGTGATACATCTACAGTTTGTGCTGTTGCAAAAAAATATACAGTTGTTTGCACATATGGACCAGGATTTCCAATATATAATAAAATATTAGATACAGGACCAGATGGTTCAAATGATTTTACAGTAGCTTTTGAAGATGACACATCTAATACAAGAATAAAATGTACTATAACACCAACTGGTCTTGGTGCACAGAAAATAGGTATTACAATTGACTTAGGTTTTGGACAAAACAATGCAACAGTTGTAATGAATTAAAATAAAATATGGCTAATTTATCTAATATAAATAATAAGTTCCTAGTAACAACTGGAGGTAATGTATTAATTGGTAAAACAGCTGCAAATAATGCAACCGTTGGTACTCAAATAATGAGTACGGGTGATATTAATCCAACTGTTAGTGGAGATACTGTAGCTAGATTTAATAGGTTAGGCACTGATGGTGAAATCATAAGATTTCAACACGACACCTTAACAGACGGGGCAATAAATTCTTTATCAGGAAGAATAGCAATTGGTTCTGGTACTACTGGTGTTTTCTTTGATTCAATTAGAGACGTTCTTACCCCTCATAACATGACTACTAATGCTTATAGTTCTAATATCAGCTTAGGTAGAGATCTTATACGTTTTAAAGACATATACCTATCAGGAAAAGTTGTAGCAGGCACAGGATCAACCGCGGCAGCAACAATTAATGCTTATTCTACAACAGTTTCAGCTGGGTTACATTCTGCATTAAGAATAATAGAAAATACTGGCGCATCAAGTTATTGGGATATAGGCGCAACAAATGGTGCAAGTACTATTCTAAACTTTTACCATAATGCAGCTACAACACCAAAAATAACTTTTACACATACAGGGGGAGCAACTTTTGCAGGAAATGTAACTGCAACAGGAAGGCTTACGGTAAACACTGGCGGTGGTATAGCAGCTTATTTTAACGGAAATGGATCAAATTATACACAAGGTGCTATTACATTACAAAGTTCTAATGAATCTACTCCAGAAGTTAGAGGTCAAGGAGTATTTATGTATAATCAAGGAACAGACACAACTTGGTACACAGGAACTACTTATAATAACGCAGACAGGTTTATTATTGGTCGTGCAACAAATGCTTCTTTAAATACAGAAGCTGCAAGAGCTAATAATGCTTTTGTAACAGTTTTAAATTCCGGCAATGTCGGGATCGGGACGACTACAGTTCAAAATAAATTCGTAGTAAGAGATACTGGTAGTGGATTTAATTCTACAATCCAAACATCAACAGTAAGTATTATTTCTAAAGAAATGACTGATAATGCTTATCATTCTATTTTACAATTAGTTGCTGTTCGACAAAGCTTAACAACAGGTAATGCTTCAAATGGTTATTTAGGATTTTCTACAGTAGATGATTCTAATAATCAAGGTCAATTAGATGCAGGAAGAATTGCAATTGTTAATGAAGCTGGTAGTTCAAGAAACTCAGCTACAGCTTTAAGTTTTTGGACAAATCCCGGTGGTACGCAAACAACAGCGGCAACAGAAAAAATGCGTATAAATTCTGCGGGGTTTTTAAAAGCAAGTAATAATGGTTCGTATGACAACGCTACCTCAACTGTGCATGAGTTAGTAAGTAATTCTAATGGAGGTCAAATAGCTAAATTCACACACAAAGGAACTGTTCCTTATGGACTACAAATAAGATATTCTCAAGTAGCTCCAAATATAACAGATAATTATTTTTTCCTTTGTAGTGATAGCTCTGCTAATAGGCTTATTATTTGGGGAAATGGTAATGTTCAAAATCAAAATAACTCGTATGGAGCTATTTCAGATGCAAGGTTAAAAGAAAACATAGTTGATGCTACCCCTAAATTAAATGATTTAATGAAAGTTAAGATTCGGAACTTTAATTTAATAGGAGATGACAATAAACAGATAGGGGTTATAGCGCAGGAAATTGAAAAAGTTTTTCCAAGTTTAGTAGAAAATACAAAAGAAAAAAATAGTGAGGAAATAACAAAATCAGTTAAGTATTCAGTATTCGTTCCTATGCTTATAAAAGCAATACAAGAACTAAAAGCTGAAATAGAATTACTTAAAAGCAAATAATGGCAAATTTATCAAATATAAATAATATATTACGAGTATCTAGCTCAGGCGTAGGAATAAATAAAAACAATACAGGGCCAAGTGAATTAGATATTGAGTCAGCTGGAGCTGATATGATTGATATGACTAGAACTGGTCAAAAAACATATAGATTTGCTATATCTGGTGCTAGTGCTTTTAGTTTATTTGATGTTGCAGCAAATGCAGATAGATTAGTTATAGACAGTTCTGGAAACTCTACTTTTGGAGGAAATGTAACCGTAGGTAATAGTGGCAATATTAATATTCCAACTGCTTCTTCAGGAAATGCAAATTTACATTTTGATGGCACTGATTTTAAAATAACATCAAATTCATCTTCGGCTAATTTAAAACTAGAAACAAGTTCAACTACAAGATTAACTATAAATAGCGTTGGAAACGCAACTTTTGCAAAAGCTGTTACAATAGCAAATATATCAGGATCACAAACATCTCCTGAAACACAACTTCTTTTTGACAATAACAATATAGATGATAGTGGAGGTTATAATATTGATTTTAAATCAAGCTCTAATGACACTGCTAACAGATTTATGTCAAGAATACAAGCACTTAGAACAACTTCAGCTAAAAGTAGCTTAGGATTTTTTACAGAATCAGGATCAGCATTAACAAGAGCATTACTTTTAGATGATAGTCAAAACGCAACTTTTTCAGGAAATGTAACTTTTGGGGGAGCTTTAAATGGAACAACCGGTAATTTTACAGGTAACGTTGCAGTAAACGGAACAATAATAGGAAGTGACCAAACATTTGGAAATCCATATAGAACATTTGCTTTTGGAAGCAATGCAAATGGTTACAATAGAATTTTTGCAGCAACAAATACAACTGACGGAATTTACATAAATGCAGCAACAGGCAATGGAGTTAGATTTAGAGTCAACGGAGGTGGTTCTAATGTTATGGTAATAGACTCATCAGGCAACGTCGGGATCGGAACAACTTCGCCAAGACCAGTAGGAAGTGGGTATACAGCTTTAGAAGTAAGTAATCCATCGTCAGGTTCAAGTATATGGCTTTCAGGTTTTACAGATTCTACTAAAGGGTATTTGGCAATGGATACTGGAGGATTAAATTTAACTGCAATATCAAACCATCCATTAACTTTTGGAACAAATAATTCACCAAAAATGACTATCCTATCAGGCGGCAACGTCGGGATCGGGACGACATCCCCTAATGCTAAATTGCACGTGAATGGTTCAGTTCATTTTGGAACTGATTCGGCTGTTATAAACCCTACTTCTGGACAGCTTTTATTAGAAACAACCGCGGGTAATTCAACATCATTATTGATGTATACTTACGGTTCAAGTATATTTCAAATACAATCACAAGGAACAATAGCACAAATAGGATGGAGTAGTGGCCAACCAAGAACAGTTAATTTTACAAACTCTGGCGCTGGAAGTATATCTGTAGGAATCGGAACGACATCGCCTAGCAGTACATTAACTGTTTATGGTGGAGGAAGTACAACTTCAACTTTAGAGTTAAGAGGTGGAGCAACTGGTGCGGATAATGCAACTATTTCAACACAACAATCTATGGCATTTCAAGTAGGAAGTGCGGGAGCAACTGGAAGGAGTTTTACTTTTTTAAAGAATGGTTTAGGTTATAGTGATGGAACAGCATTATTTTCTATAGATTCTAATGGTGGAACTTTTAATAGACTTTGGCCTCAAACAGCAACGAGTGGTTCATCTTCTGTCGTACAAACCACTTTAATACCAGAACCAGGAATTTATGAATATTATCTACAAGGAAATCCAAATGCAGCTGGTTCAGCCGCTTACAGAAGTTTACAAGCAGGTTTAATTACTATTGCAGTTGATTATACATTTGCAAAATCAGTGTTTTTAAGAATAACAAAACATGTAACTGCACAAGACGGAGGAGGATCAAGTAATATTCAATTAAATTTAAATGTTTATATGTTATATAATGGAAGTGCTAGTGATGAGCAATCAATTGCTAATAAAGACCAATCAGTTATTTATTTAACAGTAAGTGGTTATGCAGGAACAGTTGGTAGTGGTCAGATATTAAGATTAACAAGAAAAGTATAAATGGCATCATTATCTAATATAAACGGATTATTTGACGTCCATTCCACTGGGGCTATACTATTCAGTACATCTCATGGAACTAGTGGACAGATATTAAAATCAAACGGTAATGCAGCCCCAACTTGGGTTGACGCTTCAACCGTTATTGGTGGACCGTATTTACCTTTATCTGGAGGTACGCTTACTGGTGCTACAGCTACGGCTTCTGGTATATCATTTACTGTTGGTGGAGTTTTAACTGGAACAACCGCAACCTTTTCAACGGTTCAAATATCAAATGGTAATAGTTATAATGAAAACATTAGAATGTTTCCTGGTTCTAATGATTATTCTAGTTTAGTTCTTGGTGCAGTTAGTGGAACAAGTGGAAGTGGCGTTGGTCAATGGACATTAGTTAGGTATCCAGCAGCAAACTCTAATTTGTTTAGTATAAGGCATAACACTACAAACATAATGGAGATGACCACTGGAGGCACTACAACTTTTACAGGATTAGTAAGTGGTATAACACCTACTGCTGCTGCAAATTTTGCAACTAAAGATTATGTAGACAATTTGAGTCCACCAGGTGGTCCTTATGTAACCATTGGTACAGCTCAAACAATAACCGCCAATAAAACTTTTTCAACATTAACTTCATTTACAGCTTCTGAATCTATACATTTTAAAGGTGCTAGAGGCCAATTTACCAATGAGTTCATGCATTTATATAACAAAGTAGGTATTGGAAATCCGGCAGGTTGGGGCCAAGGAGAAACTAGTACCCCTAACCAAGGTCTTTCAGTTTATGGTGGTTCAAATTTTGCATATGGCACTAGTGCTACATCTACTTTTTATGGACCTATAACAGCAAATGGTTTAAATTATTTAAAAAGAAATACAGATGCTTCTTTGCAATTAAGGTCAGAAAACACAAGATCAGGTTTATTTATTACAAAACCAGCAACCGATACTGTAATGGGTTCTGCTTTAGTTTTAGCTGATGAATCGTATAGATTAGGTACTGCTAATTACTATCATATGGTAATGCTGCAAAATGGTAATACTTATTTTAATCAGAACGTAGGTATCGGAACGACTTCGCCTGCACATAAATTAGACGTACAAGTTTCAGGTAATGTTGCAAGATTCGGCGATGGTACAAGATTTTTTAGAGTATATACTGATAGTGATGAAGTAAGTTTGCTTGCTGACGGAAGTGTACCAATGAAATTTTATACTGGGGGAGCAGAAAGAATGCGTATAGCTTCTGGAGGGAATGTAGGAATAAATGAAACAGACCCATCTTCAATTTCATCTGGTGCTACAACTTTACATATAAAAGGTACAGTCACTTCAAAAGCAGGGGGAATAAGATTAAGAAGTTCAGATAATTCTGTCGATGCTTATATTTATCCTGATTCGACTAATGGAATGACTAATGGTACTTTATCTAATCATCCTTATAGAATAGTAACAAATGGTTCAGAAAGAATGCGTATAGACAGTTCTGGAAACGTAGGAATTGGAACTCCTTCGCCAAATATGAAATTAAACATTAGCCACGCTGACCAAGATGGTTTAAGATTTAATTGTGCTGACGGCTTAGAAACTTTTATTGATTTTGGTGATGCAAGTGATAATGATATTGGTAGAATTAGTTATGACCACGCTGACAACCATATGGCTTTTAGAACTAATAATGCAGAAAGAATGCGTATCAACGGTGATGGTAACGTAGGAATCGGAACTACATCGCCTAATGATGGTGATTTAACAATAAATGTCCCAAAGCTACACGTTGTTGGCCCAAGCACAGCAGGCACTTATAATTTAGCAGCTAGATTTCAAGCAGGAAACGATAGTAATAATACTGGTTCAGCAATACTTATTAATCATTCAAATGACAGAGGTTTATTAATAAAAGCTGGAAGAAAAGATGGCGATAGAGAGGTTGCATATTTTGATGTAATTTCATCAGGTGGTAATATAACCAATATGCTTACAATGGGTAAATTTGCTTCTGATTATAATGTAGGAATTGGAACGACTGGTCCACTAACTAAATTAGACGTTAGAGGAAGTATTTTTGTTTCTGGATATTTAGCAGGTTTTGACACAAGTCCACAAGGTAATTACGCTTATAGATTAACAAATGATGGTGCTAATAGTTTTATAAATGTATTAGGAGGGAACTTAGGAATTGGAGTTTCTTCGCCTGCTAGTAAATTAGATATAAATGGAGGAAGAATAGGTATTAGAAATAATATAGTAGCGGCTTCTAATTTAACATATTCTACAATATACTCTACTGAAAATACGGGTAGTGCATATCCATTTACGGGAACATCTGGTAATTTAGTTGTTGAGCCTAGAAATGGACAAGACTTTGTTGTTTTAGGAACAAGTGGTGTTGCAAGAATGGTAGTTAAAGGTGGAGGCAACGTAGGAATCGGGACGAATTCGCCTCAAGATAAATTAAATTTACATACTTCATCCGCTAGTGGTAATATTGGAATGAAGATTACAAGAGGTACACAAACTCACGGATTAAGATTAGGTGTTAATGATTCTCATGCTTTTTTGTGGACCACTGAAGCTCAAAATTTAGTTTTTGCTACATCTGGCATACAAAGAATGTCTATACTATCTGGCGGTAATGTCGGGATTGGAGATACAAGTCCAGATTATAGATTATCAGTAGCTAAAGTTAATGCTGCTACACCTGCTATTATGGTCAGTGGAGCTTTCTTTGGTGGCCCAAGAATACAAACTTATGGTTTAGATGCGGATGCAGATGCTTGGATGGGTTTAGGTACAGATATGGGTGGTGCTGCTTATGAACATAGTATTTATTTTCCAAACAAAACCTCAACTGGGCAAGGTGTATTAACTATTGGTAGCTATGATGGAACTACTTATTCTACAAAAATGACCGTGTTGAATGATGGAAACGTAGGGATTGGAAATACATCTCCGCAAACAACTTTACATACTGGGCCTACAACCACAATTACTAATGTATTTACAGCTAGATTTGCTGCAAGTAACTTTTTTGCTAGTGGTGGAAATAGTATGTTTTATGTTCCTGATACAGCTGCAAATATAATGATGTTTGGTAGTAATCAATTTGGAACTAATCAAATAGAATTTTACCATAAAAATCCAGGAACAAGTCAAGCTTATGTAGGGCGAATATCTACATCCGGTTCAGCAACTTCATATGTTACAAGTTCTGATTATAGATTAAAGGAAAATATTATTCCAATAAGTGATTCTATATCTAGACTTAATCAATTAAAACCAAGTAGATTTAATTTTATAGAAGAGCCTGGTAAAGTAGTAGATGGATTTATAGCACATGAAGTGCAAGATATAGTTCCTGAAGCTATTGTAGGAGAAAAAGATGAAGTTGATGAAGAAGGTGGTATTATACCACAAGGTATAGATCAAGCTAAATTAGTACCACTATTGGTAGCGGCAGTACAAGAATTAGAAGCAAGAGTAAAAGAATTAGAAAATAAATAATATGGCAATAATATATTCGTATCCTTTAAACACACCGAAAAGAGATGATTTACTTATAGGTACTGTAACTTATGATGAAAATGCGCAGGATCCAGTTGTTGGTAATCCTACAGTTAGTTTTACGGTTGGGTCATTGCTTGATTTAGTTGCGGCCCAAGGTGCAGCACAAAATCTGCAACAAGTTACGAATATAGGTAATACAACAACTAACTCTATTGTTATATCTAATAGTTTAAAAGTTGCAGGTGGATACTATGATTCAAGCAATCAACCAGGGACAGCAGGTCAGTTGTTAAGTTCTACAGCTACAGGAACGCAATGGGTCAATGTTGCTGCTCAAGGTGTGACAAGTGTTGGTTTGTCAATGCCAGCTGCATTTACAGTGGCTAATTCACCAATAACTCAGTCTGGAACGTTAACAGTTACAGGTGCGGGTACAGCTGCTCAATATATAAATGGTTTAGGTAACTTAGTTACTTTTCCAACTATACCAACACCATATGTTTTACCAGTTGCAACAACTGTAGCACTTGGTGGTATAAAAATAGGTTACACTCAAAATGCAAAAAACTACCCTGTTGTATTAAGCAATGAACAAGCTTATGTAAATGTTCCTTGGACTGATACACCATATGTTTTACCTTTAGCTGCTGATGGTACAAGAGGTGGTGTACAAATAGGTTATGTAGAAAACGGTAAAAATTATCCTGTAGAACTTAGTAGTGAAAAAATGTTTGTTAACGTTCCTTGGACTGACACACCTTATGTATTACCGGTTGCTACATCTTCAGATTTAGGTGGTGTTAAAATTGGATATACAGAAAATGCTAAAAATTATCCCGTAGAGCTTGACTCAGATCAAATGTATGTTAACGTACCTTGGACAGATACTCAAACTGTTCAAACTATTACAGGTACTGGATCAGACAACACTGACTCTGGTGTATTATTAAGTGATAGTGGTGGAACTGTTTTAATACTAGGTTCTGGAAATGTTGCAGCTTCACAAACGGGAAATACAATAACTTTAACTGGTACAGACACTGGTGTAACTGGAGTTACTTTAGCTACAGCAGATTCTACAGGTGCACCTCTTTCGGAAAGTATAACAAATAGAGAATTAACATTAACATCGGCAAAATACGTTGGTGGGGCTAACGTAGGTTACGTACCAGAGGGTGGAACTGGAACAACTTATTTAAAAGGTGATGGAACTTGGGCTGCAATACCTACTGGTTTACAGTTTAAAGGAACTTGGGATGCTTCAGGCGGTGGCGGTGGAACACCAGATTTAACTGATGCTTCCAATAAAGGTGCTGGTTTTTTATGGATATGTGATGTGGCTGGAACTGCATATCCTAATGGTGGTACAAACCCACCTAGCACGTGGAATTTAGGTGATTGGGCTGTTTATGATGGAACCGCTTGGACTAGAGTACCGGCTACAAACTCCGGTGTAACTAGTATAACAACTACTGATGGCACTTTTATTGATTTAACACCTAATAATGCAACAACAGGCGCTGTAACAGTTACAGCTGATCTAAGTGCTGCTGATGGAAACAATACTGGTACATCACAAAGATTCTTAACAAAAAATAATACTTGGGCGGTGCCTGCTTATACAACAGACACTAATACACAAAACATATATACAAACTCTTGGCAACAATCTACAAACGATATAATATTAAGAAAAGTTTTAAGTGGTGCTGGAAGTGGAACGCAAGACATAAAAATAGTTAAAGGTGCTAATATAACTTTTACATATACTGATGCTAATAACTTTACTATTGCAGCTTCAGATACTAATACAGAATATACAGCTGGAACTGGTTTAACATTAAACACATTAGAGTTTGATGTTAATGTAGATGCAACAGCTGGTAACGCACCTGAAAGCTTATCTACAACGGCTAACAGAACTTATGCAGTACAATTAGATAACAATAGTAGTAACTTAGTTGTTAACGTACCTTGGGTAGATACAGATACCACATACAGTGCAATGACTACTAGCACACTTGGTCTTGGTAAAATTAGATACGATTTTGGTTCTACACCAGCTGCAGAAGCTCAATCAGAAACGGCAGGTAGAACTTATGGTGTAACAAAAAATGCTAGTGATCAATTGGTTGTTAACGTGCCTTGGTCAAGTGGTGGAACATATAATTGGACTATAAAAGACAATGCGACAAATCCAGCTTCAAGTGTAGTTGATAGTGGAGAAACAATACAATTTGTAACTGCGACAGGACCTTTAGGTACAGTATTAACAGAACCTAGTGCTGGTAATTTTGTAATGACATTGACATCGCCAGATACAAACACAACATATAGTAATTTTACAGGAGCTAGTGCTAATACGGCTGGAACAAGCGGTTTAGTTGTAGCCCCACCAGCTGGTGCAGAAGGTAAATTTTTAAGAGGAGATGCCACGTGGGTAAATGAAACAACATATAGTGCGTTTACAGGTGCTGATGGTACAAACGCGGGTACATCAGGTTTAGTGCCTGCTCCCGCAGCTGCGGATAATGTTAAATTTTTAAAAGGTGATGGTACTTGGGCTACTCCACCTGACAACCAAGGTGTAGAAACTTTTACAAATACTAATGGAACTTATATTTCAGCTACTGAAAATTCAACAGCCACAGGAGCTGTAACAATGGGTACTATAGATTTATCAGCTGTTGATGGAACTTCTAGTACATCTACAAGATTTTTAAGCAAAGACAATACGTGGGACGTGCCTAGCTATTCAGATAATGATAATACAACATATACTATAGGAAGTGGTAATACTAAAGTAATAACTTTAACAGGTAGTGATAGTTCTACTAGTACAGTTACTTTTGCTGATGGTAATGATATATCAATATCTGGTAATAATGGCACGATAACAATAGCAAGTACAGCAATAAGTGATACAGGTTTACCAGCTATAATAGTAGATGATGCGCAGGGAAATATGTCGTTTGGAAACGCAAATGTAACAGCTGCGACTATTAGAACAAAAATTGGTGCTGGAACTGGAGATGGTCTTGTAACAAGTTTAACAACAACAGGAACTTCAGGGGCTTCAACGCTTAGCGCAGGTGTTTTAAATATACCTGAATATGAAAATACTCAAGAAAATACAAAATGGTATGTAAGAGATTCTGGTGATGATGATAAAACTATTAACGACGCAAAATATTTAAAATTTGTAACAGCAACAGGTGCGTTAAGCACAAACCTTACAGGTGTGGGCAGTACAAGTGATCCATTTGTAATGACACTAACATCACCTGATACAGTTTACTCATTACCTTTAGCTGCTAATGGAACTAGAGGAGGCGTCCAAATAGGTTATTCTGAAAACGGAAAAAATTACCCTGTTGAGTTGAGTAGTGAAAAAATGTTTGTCAATGTTCCTTGGACAGATAATAATACAACATATACAGCGGGTAATGGAATTAATTTTAGTGGTAATCCAGCAACTCAAATAAATGCTGATATAAATTATATAAGTTATAGTGGTAGTAATAACTTTATAAAAAATGGTCCAGCAGATGATAGAGGAACAACAGTGCCAACACAAGGTGAAATTATTTATTTAGGAACGAGTAATCAAGAAATAATATCTAGAGCTAATGTTTCTGATTTACCTTTTACAAATAACACTGGAACGGTTACAGGAACAGGTGCTGCTGGTCAAGCTTCATTTTGGACAAGCTCTACCAATATTTCAGGTGATAATGATTTTTATTGGGACAACAGCAACAAGCGTTTAGGTATTCAAACATCGAGTCCTAGTAGAGAGTTAGAAGTTAACGGAAGAATATTTGCAAGTGGTAATTCATCAGTTGGTTCTACAAATACAGGTTCTATATCTATAAAAAGTACATTATTAAATAAGCCAACATATGGATATTCTCCTACTAATTGGGCTAATGGTAATGGTGATCTTGTTATAGGAGGTTTTATGAGTAGTGGTTTAGGAGGTTTTGCCGGGGTTGCTACTTTTGTAAATCAAGAAACGGTTATATCAGCAGGTGATGATTTAGGAGTTATTCAATTTGTTGGAAAAGATGACTCAACAAACGGATATTGTAGTTCTCAAATAATAGCTTCAGTAGCACAAGGACCCGGTCAAGGATCTAGTGGTGGTGGTATATTAAAATTTTTTACTTCTAGCAACAGTATAGGTTCTAGTCCTCAACAAAGATTAACTATTGATCAAAATGGGGATGTTGGAATAGGTGTGACAAGTCCTAATGCTAAACTGCAGGTTTCAGGTAATTTAATATGTGGGACAACTTCTGGTACTTCTGATTTAATATTAAACTCTAGCTCTTCAACAGTTGGTCATTTTCATTTTGAAGACGAAAATGGGTTAGGTGGTTATGTGGATTATGATCACAGTAATAACAAAATGACATTAGGAACTAATGGCTCAGGAAGAGTTTATATTGAGTCAAATGGTGAAGTTGGTATAAATAACGCGTCTCCAAGTGCCACATTACATTTAACAGCTACAGCCAGTAATGGTGTTCCTTTTAAATTACAAGGACATTCTAATACAACTGTAGAGCAAATGTTAATGTATACCTCTAAAACCGCAGCAACTAATTGGTATTGGATGGTTAACCAAGCTAATAGCGTAAATACAATTATTATATACGGTAATGGTAATATAAATAACCTTAATAACAGCTATGGTCAATTGTCAGATATAAGATTAAAAGAAAACGTTGTTGATGCTACCCCAAAACTAGAAGATATTAAAAAATTAAGAGTTAAAAACTTTAATTTTAGAGGTGATAATTTAAAACAAATAGGTTTAATAGCACAAGAAGTAGAAGATGTTTTTCCTGGTTTAGTTGATGAAGATAAACAACCTGATATAGAAAATGGACCAGAAGGTGAAGTATATAAATCTGTAAAATACTCTGTTTTAGTTCCAATGCTTGTAAAAGCTATGCAAGAACAACAAGAGATAATAGATAATTTAAAATTAAGAATAGAACAATTAGAAAATTAAAACTATGGCAATTACTTACAAATGGACGATTAACCAAATGAATGCACATATCCAATCTGAAGGTGAGGATAACGTGATATACACAGTGCATTGGACTTACTCAGGTTCTGAAGAATCTGGAGGGCAAACTTACAGCGCATCACAAATAGGTGCTCAAAGCTTTACTTATGTGGCTGGTGAACCTTTTACACCTTATGAAAATACTGAAGCTTTTGAAAATGTAGTAATAGGATGGCTTGAAGATGCGTTAGATGTAGCTTCAATGGCAGCTAGTATTGAAGCACAAATAGCAAAACAAATTACACCTGTAAATGAAGATTTATACTTTACATGGCAAAACCCAACACCACCACCAGCTGAGTAGTGTAAGTTTTGTAAAAAACAAGTGATAGTATAACTAAACCTATATCACTGTGGTAGTGATATAAACCAAAAATAATGTTTAACCCTTAAAACCAAAAAACGATGACTTATTTTTATTCGTTGACCTCTTCAATGGGTCAACCCAAAACACCACAAATTTCAGAAGAAACTATTAAAGCTTGGAAGCATTTAGCTGAAAAGAAAAACTGGAGAATAGTTCAGTTACCTAATGGTTATTTTCAAACCGAGTACAAAGACCCCAGCTGTGATTGTAACGAAGACGAATGTTGCGACAGATGGTTCGATGTAACTAGACGTGAAACTTTAGAATCTGCTGAAGCTGCTATCGACGGTAGTGTTGATCACTATCAAAAGAAAGTGGACTTTATCAAAGGACCTAAAGTTGTCAAAACATTCAAATAATACTAAATCAAATTAAATTAAATTAAATTATGTCAAATGCAATTGTAAAAAATCTGAACTTTGGTTCGGATGCTAAAAACAATGTGTTTGCTGGTATTACGAAACTTACACAAGCTGTTAGCTCCACATTAGGGGCTAGCGGTAAGTGTGTTATTTTAGAAGATACAACAGGCAAACCAATTATTACAAAAGATGGTGTAACAGTAGCAGAATCAGTTATACTTTTAGATCCAGTAGAAAACATGGGTGCGACTTTATTAAAAGAAGCTGCAAGAAAAACTGTTAAAGAAGCTGGAGATGGAACTACAACAGCTACAGTATTAGCTCATTCAATACTAGAAGAAGCTTATAAACTAGAAAAAAAGTTTACATCCAGAGAAATAAAACAAGGTATTTTATCAACAACACAAAAAGTAATTGATCATTTAAAAGAAAACTCTATACCTGTTAAAGGAGATATGATAGATCAAGTTGCAACTATATCTACAAACAACGATCCAGAGCTTGGTAAAATTATAGCTGATGCATTTCGATCTGTAGGTAAAAACGGGGTTGTTGTGTTAGAACCAACAGAATTACCAGAAACTACATTTGAATTAGTTGATGGTGTTCCTTATAATAGAGGATTAAAGAATATACATTTTGTAACAAACAAAGAATCTAAAACTGCTGAACTAGATAAGCCATTAGTATTATTAGTTGAATCAGAAATAGAAAACATAAGAAAAATACAAAATGTCTTAGAACATGCTATTAAAAATAACAGATCTTTACTTATTATAGCTGACGTTAGCCAACAAGTGTTATCAGCTTTAGCTATGAATAAAGTTAAAGGTAATATAAAAGTAAACGTAATAGATGCACCTGTATACGGTATAAGTAAGAAAGAAACATTAGATGATCTTGCTATGTTAACAGGAGCAACAATTATAAACGAAGACCTAGGTGATGACATTGATTTAATTGGCCCTGAGCATTTAGGTGAAATTAAAAAAAGTGTTACTGAAGAAAATGAAACAGTTTTACATTTAATAGAAACAACTGAAGAGGTTAAATCTATGATTAACAAGATGGAAAAAGAATTAGTAGAATGTACTGATCCTGTCTTAACTGTTAAATTAGAAAAAAGATTAGCTAGATTATCAGCTAAAGTAGCTATTGTAAAAGTAGGTGCTAATTCAGAGGTTGAACTACAAGAAAAACAAGCTAGAGTTGAAGATGCTATATGCGCAACTAAAGCTGCTATCAAACAAGGTATAGTTTCTGGTGGTGGTATCGCTTTGTTAAACGCAGCTAATGATATAGAAGCTAGTGATAAGTCAGAAGAAGCGCTACTAGAAGCTATTAAGGCGCCTTTTAAGACCATATTACATAATGCAGGTATAGAACAATATGAAACGCCTAGTGTTACAGGATATGGAATAAATGTTGTTACAGGAAATATGGTAAATATGATTGAGTCAGGGATTATTGATCCTTTACTTGTAACTAAAAGTGCTTTAAACAATGCAGCTTCTGTAGCTACTACTATTTTATCAACTGATTGTGTAATCAATAACTTAAGAATAGGTGATGAAAGCAATAGGTAAAAACTTAGTGGTTAAAATATCAAAAGCCGGTATATCTAAAACTCAAGGTGGTTTACTATTAGGTGAAAAACAAAGAGAAGATATAAGATATGCTGAAGGAACTGTAGTATCAGCGGGAGCTGATGCAGGTGGTTTAAAAACAAATGATGTTATTTATTTTGATAAAAATAATTCACATCAAATAGAAGTTAAAGACGAAATCTATAATGTAGTTAAGCTAGATCATGTAGTTATTGTTTTATGAGAATAGAACCTAGTGACATAAGAGAGTTAAACCTTTTAAAACATTATAGAATTATTAGAAAGTGGGCTTGTAAAAATTACGAGTTAAATGATGCAGACTTAGAGTTATTAATATATTTCGATTGCATGGATCTTTTTACACGAGAAGATTTTAAAATCGGTACGTATTCTTATAGTTGGGACAATAGACGCTGGAACAGATTACTTAAAGAAGGTTGGATAACGGTTTGGAGAAAACATAATCGCACAACCCAAAAGTATAATATTTATAAAGTTTCCTTCAAGTGTAAACAACTAATAAGTCGTATGTACCGAATTATGCTAGGAACAGAGGATATACCTACAAGTTTACATCGTAATAAAATAATGAAAGGTAAAACCTATATGGATAAAGTAATGATCACATCCATTAACAACGTTAACAAAGATAAAAACCGATAATCATGGGAAAAAAAGAAAAAAAAGTAGAGGTAAAAGAATTATCTCCTATTGACAAAAAGATTGCTAAGTTAGAAGCTAAAATCAAAGTTTTAAAATCTAAAAAATAAAGATATGATTAATCCTAATAAATTTGCTAATCAAAAAATCCAAGAATTAGGTAAAAGTCTTTTTCAAGGAGAAGAAATGGCTCAGCAAATGGCTAACAAGCAATTGGATCAACCGGTTCCTCCTCCAGGTCCTTATGGTGATATGAATCCTATAATGAACAAAGAAAGTAGAGAAGCTAGAAGACAAGAAAGAAAAAACATTAGAATGGCTAATAAAGCTTTACGTAGTTCAAGAAGAGAAAGAGCTAAAGGTGTAAAAGAACAAGGTCAAGAAAATTATAGCTATGATGGTTATGAAAAAGGTAGATATAATAAAAAAGGTGATGATATAGAATACGGTAAAGTAAAAAGATATTCTAAAAAAAATCCACCTTTAAACCAAAACGATCCTAAGTACAAAAGAGTAAACGTGCAAGATTTAGAAGATATGGGAAGAGTTAAGTCTGATAAAAAAGGTAAATACGTTGTTAATTCTGATGAAATGAAAACAGGATCATCTAAAGATACATTAAGATTTCCTAGAGGTGCAAAACACTATACAGGTAGAGATTACAAAGTGGGTGAAATGATTGATGAAAGTGATTTTGAAGATTTTGCAAAAGACGTAAATAAAACATAATATTATGAGCAAAAAAGGACAATATGGTAGCGATGCGGTATGGAGTGGACCTCATACACCATCAAACTTAAAAAAAGGTAATCCAAGATATGGTATGGATCCAATGCAGGTTTTAAAAGCAGATCTTCCATATAAAGCAGGACCAATTAGCAGTATTGCTAAAAGATAGTAAAATTTCACTAAAATGAGTGATAGAATAAGTGAACACATCTCGCTTAAAGAAGGGATTAAATCTCACACAGCTACTAGGCTTGGTATTGATAACACACCTAGAGAAATAGATTTAATTAACATGAAAACTATTGCAGAACAAGTGTTTGAACCTCTACGTAAATGGGTAGGTGGTCCAATTGCTATTAATAGTTTCTATCGCTCACCCAAATTAAATTCTGCTATTGGCGGAAGCACAACCTCACAACATTGTATAGGTTGCGCACTTGACCTAGATGATAACTATGGTTATAAGACTAATGCAGAGATGTATGAGTATATAAAAAATAATTTAGATTTCGATCAGATTATTTGGGAATTTGGCACAGAGGAAAACCCTAATTGGGTACATGTGAGTTACGTATCTGAAGATGCTAACAGAAGAAGATGTTTACAAGCTTATAAAGAAAACGGTAAAACTAAATACAAAATAATATGAACTCACCTTTTTTTAAAAAAATGATGAAAAACCCGTGCTGGAAAGGCTATGAGGCTTATGGTATGAAAACTAAAAACGGTAGAAAAGTACCTAACTGTGTTCCTAAGAAAAAGAAAAAGTAATGGCATTTAAATTACCAGGCAGTCCATTTGAAATGAGAAAAACTACCCAAGGCAAAGGTAGAACTTTTAGAAAAACAGAAGAGGGTGCTGGTATGACTAAAACAGGTGTTAAACAATATAGAAGAGAAAACCCTGGAAGTAAATTAAAAACTGCAGTAACTGGTAAAGTTAAACCAGGAAGCAAAGCTGCTAAAAGAAGAAAATCATTCTGCGCTAGATCAAAAGGCTGGACCGGTGAAAGAGGTAGAGCTGCTAGAAGAAGGTGGAAATGTTAAATAAAAAAAAATAAAAAAAAATGATTAGAAATTATTACACTGATTCTTATAAGTCTGGAATAGCTGTAACACCAAGTGATACATTATTATTGGACGGCAGAACAAAATCAACAACACCGCAAAGCTCGTGGAAACAATATAACTTATATGTTGGTAATTCACCAACTACACTACCTGTAACAACAACTAGCGATAACAATGCTGTAAGTAACTCAGCTAACGTTGGTTTAAAATCACCTAACCCACAAATTAAGGTTGGTATGAGAGTAACAGGTGCTGGTTTACCAGCTGATGGTCTTTTAATAGCTAGCGTAACAGATGCTAGTAATTACGTTTTAGCACAAGCTGACACTATAGCTGCTGATGCAACTCTTACATATAGTTATGATACAGAGGCTATTTTAAAAGTACACACTGTAAACGATGAAGTGGTAACATTTGTAAAACCTGCTCAAGGTTTTGTATTACCAGTTAGCGTTGTACAAGTTTATTCAACTGGTACAAGCGGTGGTGTAACAGATCTAATTGCATTAAGTTAATATCATGAATCAACCATTTTACAAAACCGGTTGGATACAAGATGTAACTAAAAGTATAAAAAAAAGAGGTACAAAAGGTGTTTGCACGGGATCTAAATTTGGTGGACCATCTTGTCCTCCAGGAAGTAAAAGATACAACTTAGCAAAGACCTTTAGAAAAATGTCTAAAAAATAAATAAAAAAAACAATATTATGCCAAACATTAGTAAAAAAGTAGCTTACGACGTAAAAGAAGCTAGCAATCAATCACTTTCTAAAAGTGCAAGAAAACATTACGCAGAAAACGCACAAGCAGGTTCTAAATCTGATTCAAAACACGGTTCTTGGATTTCTAAACATATGAGTTCATAGTCATGGGAAAATATAAACACGAAGGAAAAGGCCGAAACATCTCAGTAAGTGGTGGCCAAGAAAGAAAAGACTTGTTTAAAGATATGTCTGGTGGTTATAATGCTATGGGTGATTCAAACAGTCCAAATTATAAATATAACGGAAGTGCATTTAAACAAAGGTATAGTTCACCTATGGAAAAGTACGGACCTTTACATGGTAATGCTTTTGGTCATGCTATGCAAAAAGCTGGAGGTGATTATGAAAAAGCAAAATCTATGTTAGAGATGAAAGGATCGCCAATGTATAAAAGAAAGCATCAAGTTCATGGAGTAGATTCTAAAGCTTCTGAACCAAAAGGTAATATGAAAGGTTTAAGTGCAAAAACTGCTCCAGTGATGCCGGCTAAACAGCCAAAGCGGGCGACAATGGTGAGAACCGTATATCCAGATACTCCATTAGAAAAATCTGGTTGCACAAGTGGTGGTGGATCTAAGTCTCCATATAAAATGGAAGGTGATCCTAAAAAAAAACTAAAAGGTAAAATAAATAAACTTTCAGGAAAACATAAAAAACTTTATGATGCTTACGAGCAAGGTCAAAAAGTAGATATGGATAAACTAGGTAGAGTAGAAGACAAACTTGAAAAGAAAGAAAAAAAATATAGTAAAAAATATGGATCAAGCCCATATAGTATGTATAAACATAAGAAATAACAACAATCAATAAACATTAACAACAAACAAAAATCAATTATTATGGCAAAATTTATCTCAATTCATTCATCAGGATCAGGTCTTGATGGAGGTGATGTTTTAATCGGAGTTGACGGCATCGTAGGTGTTGACGCAGCTTCAGGAACAAGTACAGTTATCAAATTAGACGGTGGTGTAATCGACGAATGTACAATTACTCACGGTTCAACAGGAACTACTCCGTCTGTAAGAGACGCGATCAACTACGCATTAACTGCTAATCCAGGTGGTGTAAAAGCTAAAGTTAAGCTTCCATCAGGAATAGAAGTTTCAAACGTTGTTTGGTCGTAATGAAACCAAAAGGCTTAGGTGATAGAATAGAAGATTTCACTAAGGCAACTGGAATTAAAAAAGTTGTTGATTCAGTATCACAGGGTTTAAACATACCCTGTGGCTGTCAACAGCGTAAAGAAAAACTTAATAAATTATTTCCTGGAAAGTAATGGCTTTTAAAATAAATCCACCATACGTTATCGATAACACTCCAATTTACAATGTAAGTTTAGAAGAAGGTGTATTAGGAAAAGCAGACAGAAACGGAAGTATTTTAATTAATAAAGATATTAAAGATCCAAAGCAAATACAAGGTGTAGTCGCTCATGAAAAGATTCATATAGATCAAATGAAGCGAGGTGATTTGGATTATGATGATAATAATGTTTACTGGAGAGGTAAACGTTACTCAAGAAAAACAATGGAGGAAGGTGCTAAAAATCTTCCTTGGGAAAAAGAAGCTTATGCCAGATCCTAAAAAAAAATTTAAAGATACAACAGTAGGTAAACTATTGTTTGGTGCCGCATCATTAGTCAACCCTGCATTAGGTAGTGTACTAAGTGGTGTAACTTCACCAGCTGAAGCTATTGCTGCTATCGGTAAATCTGATGCAAGTGGTGAAGATAAAATAAAACTACAACAGCTTATATTTGAACAACAAAATAAAGAAATGGAAGCTGTTACATCAAGATGGCAAGCCGATTCAATATCAGATTCATGGCTTTCTAAAAACGTACGCCCATTAGTATTAGTGTGGTGTATTGTTATATTTTCATTAGCTGGTATATTAGACAGCGTTGAATCAATACCATTTCACATAGGAGTAACCTGGAACGACACGTTTGAAAAAGTAATGATGGCTGTTGTTTTAGCTTATTTCGGTGGACGAAGTAGTGAAAAAGTTACAAGTATATTTAAAAAATAAATAAAACCTGTAACTATATTAATACATTAATAACCAATTAAATTAAATTAAAATGAGTGAAGTAAAATCAATTTCCAAAGACCAATTAGAAAAGATTCAAGATTTTCAAAAAGAGTTAAACAAACTTTTAAATGAAACAGGTTTCTTAGAAGCCCAAAAAACCGCAGTATTAGCTAAGTTCCATGAAGTTAACAAAAAAACTGAAGACTTTAAAAAAGAACTAGAAGAAGAATACGGTTCGATTAACATTAATCTTGAAGACGGTTCTTATACTCCTATCGAAAAAGAAGAAGAAGTTAAGGAGTAATGTCATCTGTTATTAGAAAGATCAGCATTGGATCTGATTATAAAACTGATGCAATGCATTATTCTCTAACTCAATCAGTATATGGAGGTCACACTATATCTCATATACTTTTTGACTCAGAAGATAATTCTTATAACATTTACATTAAAAAAAACAACGAGGTATTGCCATGGAAGAAATTTAATTCTAACATGGCTATATCCGTTGAGTATGATTTAGAATACTAATGAAAAGTATTTTTGATTTTATCGTTGAGCCTTACGGCCAGCGATATAATAATGAAGTTAAGGTAGGTGACAAAAGCCTAATAATTAACACTAAATCAGAAAGTTTTAAATCTGTTAATAACATAGCTAAAGTTATAGCTGTACCCAAAGCTTATAAAACACCTGTAAAACCAGGTGATTTAATTATGATTCATCATAATGTGTTTAGAAGATTTTTTGATATAAGAGGGCAAGAGAAAAATAGTAAGTCTTATTTTAAAGACGGTATGTATTTTGTTCAATTAAATCAAGTTTATTTATATAAATCTAAAGACAAATGGAAAGCTTTTGGTGATAGATGCTTTATAAATCCGATTCATAACAATGACGATCTAGACGCTAATTTAGAAGAAAGACTCATTGGTATACTAAAATATGGTAATAGTTCCTTAGAAGCGTTAGAAATATACGAGGGAGACCTAGTTGGTTACACACCGTTTGGTGAATATGATTTTATAGTGGATGGCAAGCGTCTTTATTGTATGAAATCAAATGATATTGTAATTAAATATGAACGTCAAGGAAACGAAAAAGAATATAATCCAAGCTGGGCACAGAGCGGTTGAAGAACTTATAAAGGTAGCTAAAGAAGCTATAGTTGATTCTGATGATGACATATCAGCTGATAGATTAAAAAATGCAGCGGCAACAAAAAAGCTAGCTATATTTGATGCTTTTGAAATACTTAATCGTATTAAAGAAGAAGAAGATATGTTAAATGATAAACCAAAAGAAGAAAAGAAAAAAGAAGCTTTTGGAGGATTTGCAGAAAGAAGATCTAAATAATGTATAAGCAAACTTTATATAAGGTAATTGACCATATAAAACCCCATGTAATAAAAAGATTAAATAAATCTAAAAAATGGGAGTACGGTTATAACAAAGAACACGATGTTATAGTTATATCTAAGAGTGGTCAAATAGGTGAAGTTTATGAAATACAAAATTTAAAAATAGCATTACCAAAAGAAAAAGATGTTAATAAGGATTACGATAAATGGCAAGTACATGAGTATCCAAAAGCATTAAAAAAAATTAAAACAATATTTGACTGGAAACAATATCCAGATGATTTTAAAGAAAAATGGTATGCGTATATTGATAGAGAATTTGCCAGGCGCCACGAAGGCTATTGGTTCACTAATAAAGGTAAAGCTACTTATATTACTGGTACTCATTACATGTACCTGCAGTGGTCCAAGATTGATGTTGGGCAAGCAGATTTTAGGGAAGCAAACAGATTATTCTTTATATTCTGGGAAGCTTGTAAAGCAGATAAACGTTGCTACGGAATGTGCTACCTCAAAAACAGACGGTCTGGTTTTTCATTCATGGCATCAGGCGAAACTGTCAACCTTGCCACTATCTCTAGTGATGCTAGATACGGTGTCTTATCAAAGTCAGGGGCTGATGCGAAAAAAATGTTTACCGATAAAATCGTACCAATTTCCGTCAACTATCCGTTTTTCTTCAAACCGATTCAAGACGGTATGGATCGACCAAAAACAGAACTTGCTTACAGGGTTCCTGCTAGTAGGTTTACAAGACGTAAACTAGATAGTAACGAACAACTTGAAGAATTAGAAGGATTAGATACAACTATTGACTGGAAAAATACAGGAGACAACAGTTATGATGGTGAAAAATTAAAACTACTTGTACACGATGAGTCTGGTAAATGGGAAAAACCTGACAATATACTAAATAACTGGAGGGTTACAAAAACTTGTTTACGATTAGGTTCTAGAATTATAGGTAAGTGTATGATGGGCTCAACGTCAAATGCTTTAGATAAAGGAGGTAGAAATTATAAAAAATTATATGATGACTCAGACGTTACCAGAAGAAACCGCAACGGGCAGACTAGCTCGGGATTATATAGCCTGTTCATTCCTATGGAGTGGAATTACGAAGGATACATTGATTCTTATGGATTACCTGTCTTTGAGACACCGGAAAAACCTAAAAAAGGGCCAGATGGTTTCCCCATTGAAATCGGTGTTATCGAACACTGGGAAAATGAAGTAGATGGCCTTAAGAATGATCCTGATGCACTTAATGAATTATATAGACAGTTTCCACGTACAGAAAAACATGCTTTTAGAGATGAGACAAAACAATCTTTATTTAATTTAACAAAAATCTACGAACAAATAGATTATAATGAAGATTTAAAAAATTCTAATGTTGTTACACAAGGTAATTTTATGTGGGAAGGTGGGATTAGAGATACAAGCGTTCAGTTTGTTCCTAGCAAACAAGGTAGATTTTTAGTTTCTTGGGTACCAGATGTTCAACAACAAAATAGATTTATTGTTAAAAATGGTATGAAATATCCTGCTAATGAACACATGGGAGCGTTTGGATGTGACTCATATGATATATCAGGAACAGTAGATGGTAGAGGATCAAAAGGTGCATTACATGGTTTAACTAAGTTTACTATGGACACTTGTCCACCTAACTTATTTTTTTTAGAATATATAGCTAGACCACAAACAGCTGAAACATTTTTTGAAGATGTACTTATGGCATTACATTTTTATGGTATGCCAATACTTGCTGAAAATAATAAACCTAGATTATTATATCATTTAAAAAGAAGAGGTTATAGAGGTTACTCTATGAACAGACCAGATAAAACAATGTATAAATTATCTGTAACTGAAAAAGAAATAGGTGGTATACCTAATTCAAGTGAAGATGTTAAGCAAGCTCACGCTGCGGCTATTGAATCTTATATTGAAATGTTTGTTGGTTATAATAACGAACAATATGGAACAATGTATTTTCAAAGAACATTAGAAGACTGGGCTGCATTTGATATAAACAAAAGAACAAAACATGATGCATCTATAAGCTCTGGCTTAGCTATCATGGCTTGTAATAAAAATAAATATAGACCTGTGCCTGAAATTATAAAAGAAAAAGTAAGTTTAAATTTTTCTAAATATGACAACAAAGGTTATAAATCAAAAATAATTAATTAGATGATTAATACGAGTACTAATAGTTCCTTTCCTAGTCAGGTGGTACCTGTCGCAGAAAAGCTTAGTTTAGAGTATGGTCTGCAAGTAGGGCAAGCCATTGAATATGAATGGTTTAGAGGTGGAAGAGTTAACGGGACGAGATGGCAAAAAGGTTTTCAAAACTTTAATAGATTAAGATTATACGCTAGAGGTGAACAACCTGTACAAAAATATAAAGATGAATTATCAATTAACGGTGATTTATCTTATTTAAATTTAGACTGGAAGCCAGTACCTATTATCCCAAAATTTGTGGATATAGTTGTTAACGGTATATCATCAAAAAATTATGATATAAAAGCTTACGCTCAAGATCCTTTTTCACAAAAACAAAGAACTAACTATGCTTCGTCTATATTAAGAGACATGTTATCAAAGCCTTTACTTGATAATATAAAGCAAAATTTAGGTGTGGATGTTTATAATGTAGTTGATCCTACTAATTTACCACAGTCAAAAGAAGAACTTGAGGTGCATATGCAATTAAACTATAAACAATCTGTAGAAATTGCTGAAGAAGAAGTTATTAACAACGTATTAGATTTTAATAAATACGAATTAATTAACAAAAGAGTTACAGAAGATATAGTTACAGTAGGTATTGGAGCTGTAAAAACTAGTTTTAACAAAGCTGAAGGAGTGGTAATTGACTATGTTGATCCTGCTAATTTAGTTTATTCATATACAAATGATCCTAATTTTCAAGATCTTTATTATGTAGGTGAAATAAAATCTATTACAATACCTGAGTTAAAAAAGGAATTTCCTAATTTAACTAACGAAGAACTTAAAAAAATACAAAAATATCCTGGTAGAGAAGCTTACATGAGATCTCCTAATTCAGATAATGATTTAGTTCAGGTTATTTATTTTGAATATAAATCTTACATAGACCAAGTATTTAAAGTTAAAAATACAGATAATGGTTTAGAAAAAGTGTTAGAAAAACCAGATACGTTTAATCCACCTGAAAATGATAACTTTGAAAGAGTTTCAAGAACAATAGAGGTATTGTTTACTGGAGCTAAAGTTATGGGTGTTGAACAAATGTTAAGATGGGAAATGTCAGAGAACATGACAAGACCTAAAAGTGATTTAACTAAGGTAAATATGAATTACAACATTGTTGCACCTCATATGTATCAAGGTCGTATAGATTCACTTGTGGGACGTATAACTGGTTTTGCTGATATGATACAGCTTACATCACTTAAATTACAACAGGTGATTGCTAGAATGGTTCCAGATGGTGTGTTTGTAGATGTAGATGGTTTAGCAGAGGTTGATTTAGGTAATGGTACTAATTACAATCCACAGGAGGCATTAAACATGTATTTTCAAACTGGTAGTATAGTTGGTAGATCATTAACACAAGATGGTGATCCTAACAGAGGTAAAGTACCTATTCAAGAATTACAAACATCTAGTGCTAATGGAAAAATAGCATCATTAATTAATACTTATCAGTATTATTTACAGATGATAAGAGACGTAACAGGTCTTAATGAAGCGCGAGACGGCAGTTTACCAGACAAAGACGCTTTAGTCGGATTGCAAAAAATGGCTGCCAATGCTTCTAATATAGCTACTAAACATATTTTAAATGCTAGTTTATATCTAACATTAAGAACATGTGAAAATATATCGCTAAGAATAGCTGATATGCTTGATTTTGATTTAACTAATAATGCTTTAAAAGCGGCAATAGGTAAATTTAATGTAGCAACTTTACATGAAATAGATGATTTACATCTTTATGATTTTGGTATATACTTAGATTTAGAACCAGAAGAAGAAGAAAAAGCTATGCTTGAACAAAATATTCAAATGGCTTTGCAACAAAATCAAATATATCTTGAAGATGCTATTGATATTAGAGAAATAAGAAACTTAACATTAGCTAATCAAGTATTAAAATACAAAAGAGTTAAAAAGCAAGAAGCTGATCAACAAGCTCAAATGGCTAATATACAAGCACAAGCTGATTCAAATGCTGAAGCATCTGAAAGAGCATCTATGCAAGAGGTGCAGAAAGGTGAAGCCTTAGCTCAAACTCAAACACAAATAGAACAAGCAAAATCCCAGTTTGAAATTCAAAGAATGCAAACTGAAAACCAACTTAAGTTACAATTAATGGCTCAAGAATTTGAGTATGATATGAAACTTAAACAAATGGATGTAGATACAAACACCAAAAAAGAAGCTCAAATAGAGGATCGTAAAGATAAACGAACTGAAATGCAAGCTACACAACAGTCAAAATTAATTAGTCAAAGACAAAATGATCTTCCGCCTACTAATTTTGAAACGCAAGGAGAAATACCTGCGTAATTTATATTAATTTTTATATTATTTTATTATGTCACAAACACAAGAAAAAGCTGGAAAGCTTAAGGTAAAAGCTAAAATGCTTAAACCTAAAAATTTATCAAGAAATGATGAACCTATAAAAGTAGATTTATCACAACCTAAAATAGAAGAACAAGATGCCATTCAAACACAAGAGACAAATGATAGCGATGTTGTTGTCGAAAAGCAAGAAAACAGTGTCGACAGCAAAGAAGTGGCTAAAGAAGTACGGTCCACCGAAGAAGTAAAACCAGTTATTGAAGAAATAATTGAAGAAAAACCTGAAGAAGAGATCGTAAACATAGGCGAAGAAATGGTACAAACATCAGAAAAGCCAGTGGCTAAAGTATCTGATGAGTTACCTAAACAAGATATTAATCTACCTGAAAACATTGAAAAAGTCGTAGACTTTATGAAAGAAACAGGTGGAACGTTAGAAGATTACGTAAGATTAAACGCTGATTATTCTAATGTAGACAATGATACTTTATTAAGAGAGTATTATAAACAAACTAAATCTCACTTAGATTCAGAAGAAATTAGTTTCCTTATGGAAGATAATTTTAAATATGATGAAGAGTTAGATGAAGCAAGAGATATTCGAAAGAAGAAACTTGCATACAAAGAAGAGGTTGCAAAAGCCCGCAAGCATTTAGATGGTTTAAAGAGTCAATATTACGACGAAATCAAGTTGAGACCCGGAGTAACTCAAGAACAAAAAAAGGCTATGGATTTTTTCAATCGCTACAACGAAGAGCAAGATGTAGCTCAGCAACAGCATGAAACTTTTAAATCTAATACTAAAGATTATTTTACTAATGAATTCAAAGGTTTTGATTTTAAATTAGGAGAAAAGAAATTTAGATATGGAGTTAAAAACCCTAGTGAAGTTGCGGATAACCAATCAAACATTTCTAATATAATTAAGAAGTTCTTAAACGATAAAGGAGATGTAACAGATGTTCAGGGTTATCACAAAGCTATGTATGCCGCTGAAAATGCAGATACTATTGCACAACATTTTTACGAGCAAGGTAAAGCCGATGCTATAAGAGATGTTGCTGCTAAATCTAAAAATATAAGCAATGAAGCTAGAGCTACTGCTCCAAGTGATGTTTATATTGGCGGATTAAAAGTTAAATCGATCAGTGGTCTTGATTCTTCAAAATTGAAAATTAAAACAAGAAAATTTAACTAAAACAATTATTAATTATGGGACAAATCGCTCCGGTGTTTGGAAGTATAGTACCTTCTCAAACTCAACTACCGCTAGCTAATAACTACCTAGCGTTTAACACTGCTGCTGCAGGTGCAAACGATTTCGCACAACAGTATTTACCTGAAGTATATGAAGCTGAGGTAGAAAGATATGGAAACAGAACTTTAGGTGGTTTCTTAAAAATGGTTGGCGCTGAAATGCCAATGACGTCTGATCAAGTTATCTGGTCAGAACAAAATAGATTACACATCTCTTATACAGGGTGTACATTAACAGGACCTGGTGCTGGAACTTTTGTTTTCAGTGTACCTACTAACGCTGCTGTTGGTGCAACTTCTATTAAAAATGCAATTGCTCCTAACGATACTATCGTTGTAATGAACCCAACTACTGGCGTTACATTAAAAGGTATTGTTGGTGCCGTAGCTGCAAATGGTGCTTTAACTAACGTTACTGCTTATCCATTTACTGCTGCTAACTGGGATACTTTAGGTATTGCTGCTGCTGCAGGTGCTGCTGGATTAAAGATATTCGTTTATGGTTCTTTATTTGCTAAAGGAACTGGAAGCGGAAACTTCTCAGTACAGCCACAATTTACTCAATACTCTAATCAACCAATCATTATCAAAGATAGATTTGAAATCAATGGTTCTGATATGGCACAGATTGGATGGGTAGAAGTTGCTACAGAGGATGGAACATCGGGATACTTATGGTATTTAAAGTCTGAGTCTGAAACAAGATTACGTTTCGACGATTACTTAGAAATGGCAATGGTTGAAGGTGAACTAGCTGATGCTAATGGTGGTTTTGTTGCTCAAGCAGCTAACGTACCTGGATTCTCAGCTACTATCAACGCTCACGGTACTGAAGGTCTTTTCCAAGCTATTACTAATAGAGGTAATATCATGAGTGGATTCCAAGGTGCTACGGGTATTTCTGATTTCGATCAAATACTTAAAAACCTTGATACACAAGGTGCTATTGAAGAAAACATGTTATTCTTAAATAGAGATACAGACTTAGAATTCGATGATATGCTAAGCCAAATTTCTGCTGGACAATCTGGTGGAACTGCTTACGGTTTATTTGAAAATTCTGAGGATATGGCTTTAAATTTAGGTTTCTCTGGTTTCAGAAGAGGTTCTTATGACTTCTACAAAACTAGCTGGAAATACTTAAATGATGCTTCAACAAGAGGTGCAGTAGCTGTAAACAATATCGATGGTGTATTAATTCCTGCGGGAACTTCTACAGTTTATGACCAAATTTTAGGTACAAACATTAGAAGACCATTCTTACACGTAAGATATAGAGCTTCTCAAGGAGATGACAGAAGATACAAAAACTGGATCACTGGTACTGCTGGTGGTGCTTACACTTCTGAAATTGACTCGATGATCGTAAACTGGTTATCAGAGAGATGTTTAGTTACTCAAGCTGCTAATAACTTCGTGTTATTCCAAAGCTAGAATTACTTTTAAAGAGTTAGGCGCTTCGGCGCCTAGCCCTTTATTTTTTTTATTAATTATATTATATTATATCATGTCAAAGACAAAACAAAAATTAGCCCCTGAATGGGAGATCAAGGATAGAACATATTTTTTAACAAATAATATATCACCTTTAACATATACTTTAGGAACAAGACACTCAAGAAGATACCCGTTGTTACATTTTGATGAATCAACAGGTGAACAAAGAGAATTAAGATACGCAACCAATCAAAACTCACCATTTGTAGATGAACAAAAAGGAGAGGTTACATTAGGTCACGTTATATTTGAAGAAGGAATGTTGTTTGTTCCAAAGCAAAAACAAAATTTACAAAAATTACTTTCATTATATCACCCAAGAAAAGATCATGTTTATGCAGAGTTTAAACCAGAGGTTGTAGCAACTGATGAAATAGATGAAATAAACTTTGAAATAGAAGCTTTATTAGCTGCTAAACAAATGGATATTGATCAAGCAGAATCTGTGTTAAGAGTAGAGAAAGGATCTGCGGTTAGTGAAATGAGTTCTAAAGAGATTAAAAGAGATTTACTTTTAATGGCTAAGAAAAATCCAGCAGGATTTATAGCAATAGCTAATGACGAAAATGTTGGATTAAGAAACGTAGGTATTAAAGCTGTAGAACAAGGGATAATTAAAATATCTCAAGATCAAAGAACGTTCCACTGGGGAACTAATGATAGAAAACTAATGACAATACCTTTTGATGAACAACCATATTCAGCTTTAGCTGCTTGGTTTAAAACTGATGAAGGTGTTGAAGTTTTTAAAACAATAAATAAAAAGTTACAATAATATGTAACTATAATTATAGTGAAGGGTCACTTAGGTGGCCCAAATCACTATTAACTAAAATATTAAAATGGCAATAAACGTAAACACTGTATATCAAACCGTTTTATTAATACTAAATAAAGAGCAGAGAGGTTATATGACGCCTGTTGAGTTTAATAAAATAGGTGGTCAAGTTCAATTAGAAATATTTGAAAAATACGCTGAAGATATGAATCAGCAATTGCGTGTGCCGCAAGTCGATTTAGATTATTCTGATAGACAAATTAATATAGATGAAAAAATATCTATATTTAAAGAAATAGATACAGCTACTTATACAACAAGTGGCTTTCAAATTCCTTCACAATACTCAGGACTTTCTTCCTCGAGTCAACAATTTACAGCAACTAACCCTGGTTTAACATATACATTAACTGGAGATACTTTAGCTTTATCAAACTCTGGTGGTGTACCAGTTGTGTTTTTAAATAATGTTCAACTTTCTAATAATGATTTTTCATTAAGCGGAGCAACATTAACTTTAAATTCTCAACCAACCGCTGGACAAATAATTGTTATAAATATATATCCTAAACAGTTTTATAGATTAGGAACAGTCATTTATTCTGCAGGAGCTTTACCTATACAAGAGTTGCAAAGAGTTGGTTCAAGTGAATTATATCATTTACTGGGATCTAATCTTACCAAACCTTCTACTAAATACCCAATATATACTTATAAAAACAATTATATAAACGTTTATCCTACAAGTATACAAAGCGGAATATCAGTTAATTACTTAAGAAAACCAATTACTCCTATATGGAATTTTACAGGAACAAATCAATATGTATTTAGCCCTACGTCATCTAATAACTTTGAATTACATAGTTCAGAACAAACTGAATTAATATTAAAAATATTATTATATGCTGGGGTTGTAATTAGAGATCCTGAAATAGTACAAGTTGCAGCTTCACAAGTGCAACAACAAGAAATGAATCAAAAAAGTTAATAAAATATGCCTAGACCAGATGGTGGATTAATCACCGAAACTAATAGACAATACTACGCTGGAGCTCAGCAGTTTTATATAGACGCAGCAGGTGCAGGTAAAACATTTACTAGTACTTTTAATACTGATTTAATATATGGTAGTTCAGATAAAGCTAGCGCACAATACGGATTAAACAACTTTCACATATTTACTAGTCCAGATGCTTTAACTTGGACTGAATTAACATCTGACAGTTCTCAAACAACAGCTATTAATGTAAATGCTAACGTTGTCGTAGGTAATCAAACCTTAACAATTACAGTTGCTAATGTAAACATTGTAGCTGGTATGTTAATACAAAACTCAGCAGGAACACAAACATATGGAACTGTAACTCAAGTTTTATCTACAACAACATTTACATGCGCTGTAGCTATTCAAATACCTGCAAACGCAGCACTAGTGTTTAAATTTGCAGAACCATACACAGAAATTAATAATATAGTTACTGTAAAATCTTATTTACCATTAGGTACATATTTAAAAATACAATTAGTAGAATCTTCTATAGAAAATAACTACGGTAATTATGAGTACACTAGTCTTGATGATGTAATTGATAATTTTTTAATTGCATACGTAGGAGCTGGTAAACTTATACCTAGTGTAAAAAGAACTGATGTTATATTTCACGCTAAACGTGGTTTGCAAGAATTTAGTTATGACACATTAAAAAGTGTGCGTTCACAAGAGTTAACAGTACCTTTAAGTTTAACTTTAACTATACCTCAAGATTATGTTAATTATGTTAGGTTTTCATGGATAGATCAAATGGGTGTTCAACACACTATATATCCAGCTAATGAATTAACACTTAGACCTTATATGAATCCTGTACAAGATGATTCAGGTTCACCAACACAAGATAATTTTGATTCTAATTTAGAAGGCACATCACAAACAGAAAAAGCTTGGAATGATAATAATCCTAGAAAATTAAGCGGTGCGTTTCTAAATGATTATAATGTAGCTGATTTATATTGGCAAAACTATTACAACAATGCGTTAGGCCAAAGATATGGTTTAAACCCTGTTACAAGCCAAAGAAACGGTTGGTTTGTTATAGATGACAGAAGAGGTCAGTTTGGTTTTTCTAGTGACTTAAAAGACAAGTTAATAGTGTTAGAATACATATCTGATGGTAATGCTTATGACTTAGATGTTAAAATACCTAAACTAGCTGAAGAAGCTTTATATTCTCACATATTATATTCTATACTTTCAACTAGTGTAGGGGTTCAAGAATATATTGTACAAAGATTTAAAAGAGAAAGAAGTGCTAAATTGAGAAATGCTAAGATAAGATTATCAAATATAAAACTAGATCAAATAGTTCAAGTGTTTAGAAACCAATCTAAATGGATTAAATATTAAACATGGCAGAAATTAAAAATAGTTTTCTAAAGTCCAAAATGAATAAGGACTTAGACGATAGACTAATTCCTAACGGTGAGTATAGAGATGCAAATAATATATCTGTAGGTAAATCTGAAGATGATGATATAGGTGCATTAGAAAACGTAAAAGGTAATACTTTAGTTCCTGGAACTAATGTTGGAGCTTTAGAAGTTATAGGTTATTTAAAAGATAACAACTCTGAAACTATTTATTTATTTTTAACAGACAGTGTTAATGACCATAGAATATATAAATATTTTAACAACTCATACACAAAAATAGTTGAAGGTGCTTTTTTAAACTTTAGTAATGAAAATTTAATAAGTGGTATTAATCTTGTAGAAGATTTATTGTTTTTTACAGATAATAGAAATCAACCTAGAAAAATAAATGTTAATAAACAATTAGGTTATTATACAAAAGAAAATCAAATATCAGTTGCTAAATATAATCCATACAAACCATTAGAATTATTAAAGTCTACAACTAGTATAGCTGGAGCAGCTAGTTCTTCTACAACTATAACGTTATCAGCAGCTAACACAGCTATAACTAAAGGCATGAACGTTATTGGTCCTAGTATAACAGCTGATCAATACATATATGTAACAAATGTATCTGGTGTAACTATAACTATAAACGCCGCAGCAACAGTAGCAAACTTAGATGTTTTAACATTTTTGACTACAACCATGACAGGTAAAGATATTACTTACGATTTTAATGGTGGTGCAGATTGGCCTGGTGATCCAGATTTTTTAGAAGATTTATTTGTAAGATTTAGTTATAGATTTAAGTTTGATGATAAGGAATATTCTTTAATGGCACCGTTTACTCAACCAGCTTTTATTCCACAACAAAAAGGTTATTTTTTAGCTGAAGATGAGGATGCTGCTTATAGAAGTACCATATTAAGATTTATGCAAAATGGTGTACAAAATGTAGAGTTATTAATACCTTTACCCGATGCGCAAAATAAACTTGGAGCTCAAGCAAGTGATACATATAAAATAACTGAAATAGATATACTATATAAAGAGTCAGATGGTCGAGCTGTAAAAGTTTTAGATACTGTTAAAACTGAAAACTTATCTTCAAGCTCTAATATTTACACGTATGATTATCAATCCAGAAAACCATATAAAACACTACCAGAAAGACAAACTGTAAGAGTTTATGATAGAGTTCCCGTAAGAGCTTTATCTCAAGAAATAGCTGGTAATAGAGTTATGTATGGTAATTTTCAAAGCCAACATACTCCACCTGCAACATTAGATTATAACGTTGGTGCTAGTGTAAAAAACTCTACAGTTTTTACTAACTGGGCTGAATATCCTAACCACACGTTAAAACAAAATAGAAACTATCAAGTAGGTTTTATTTTATCAGATAAGTTTGGTAGACAATCTTCAGTTATATTATCTTCTGTTGATCAAGGAACCACTGTTGGTTCTGACTTTTTTGGTGGTTCAACTTTTTATCACCCTTATTCTTCAACAACTCAAAACTTAAAACAGTGGTTTGGTGATGCTTTAAAAGTTGTTATAAACACAGCTATATCAAGTACGGCTGATTCAACTACTGGAACACCAGGTTTGTATGCTGAACAAATGAGTAATGGTTTTAATATAACGGGAACTCCAACAATAACAGATACTACATATAGTTTTACTTTAGCTGGTGGTGCACCAACAACTGGTATACCAACTGTCAATTCATACTTAAGAGGTCAATATGTAGATTTTGTAAAAGTAACTAATGTAACTGGAACAGCTCCATATGTTGTTACAACAGAAGGAAGAGTAAATGATTTTTTATATTCTGCTACAACTAATGATCCTGATACAAAATTTGCTTATACTTTACCTAATACTTTAGGTTGGTATTCATATAAAGTTGTTGTTAAACAACAAGAGCAAGATTATTACAATTGCTATTTACCAGGATTTTTAAATGGTTATCCGGATCACGGCGGAACATCACCTTATCCCACGAATGAAAATAATAAAACCGCTCATGTTGTTTTACTTAATGATAACATAAACAAAATACCTAGAGATTTAAATGAAACCTCTGATCAACAAAAACAATTTAGAAGTTCTGTTAGATTATATGGTAGAGTAAACAATACCGCAACAGACAATGTTCAATACTTTCCAGTAAGCATAAGTGGTACTCAAATACTACCATTAAATATGACAGCTGATACAATTGCTACAGCTGTAGATTTAAACATGGGTTTCAATGAATTATCAAACTCAGGTATAGATAATTTTTATCAGTTAGATACAAACCCTTTAATAAGTAGATTAGCTAGTTCTAACGCAGGAACAACTAACATAGGTGTTTTAACAGCAAATTTAACTACACCTTTTCTTTCTATTGTTGAAACAGAACCTGTTGAAAGCTTATTACAATTATTTTATGAAACATCTACAGCTGGTTTAATAGCTGATTTAAATGCTGACATAAATACTGGGTTTGATGGTGTATCTGCTTTATCTGCTTTAAGTTATTCACACAATGAAGGTATGGCTGCTAACACAGATATAACTGCTATTTTTTATCCACAAAACAATCAAGGTAGTAATTTTTCTAATACAAATATAAGCGCTGTTAGTATGACGGTGATTGATGGTGCTCAGCAAACTAGAGCTACAGGAAACTTAGCTGATGGTTTTACAGGTGATTTTAAATTAATAACATCTGGAACAGGATATAAACTACAAACAGCTGTTAATACATTCGTTTATTCTAACGCAGGTTATGAAAATAATGGTAATTCAAAAGAAACTTATACTTTTACATTTACATGGACAACTGTAGGTGGCGACACTAGTTCTACTGTAGTAACTGAATCGCTTACTAATTTACCACCAGTTTTCGCGGTTGGTTCTAGTTTACCAAATGTTACGGTTAGCGCTGGTGATGCAACTGGTGTTACTAGAAATGGATATAATGGCTCAGCAACAAATAGTGCTGCTCAATTAAAATATAGTATAGTTTCACAGTCTCCTGGTTCATATTTTTCAGTTGACTCAACAACAGGTATTGTGACCAAAAATACATCTACACCTATAGGTGTTTATACTTTAAGTTTAAAAATAGAAGATGCAATTGTAAATGGAGTTGCGCAGAGTAATTCTTTAAGCGTAACTAAACCACAGGTTATAACTGTAGGTGCTGTAGCTGTTAATAGTGGTATTATCTCAAATTGTAAAGCTCAAGGTGTTGTAAGTGCTGGAATACCAGCTACACAACAATCTATAATACCTGATACTGTTACAAGTTCAGCTCCTATTTCTGCAGCTTGGTATATTTCTAATAACACCTATACTAGAACAAATTTTAATAGTTTACCAGGTATTAATAATATACCAGCAGATAACAGTAATTCAAATTATGTCTACAAACTAGGAAGCGCACTTACACAAGGTACAGTGGTATTTCAATGTAACATGCAGCAAACATATACTGGAGCTGGTGGAACTAACTTTACTAACTCTTATGTTGAATGGCTTGTTTTTCATAGATCAAGCGGATCTGGTGATTGGACTAGTTTAAATAGCTCACGAATAAATGATGTAAATAATTCTAATATAGAGGCTGATGCTAATTTATTAAACAGCTCGCTTAATACAACTAAGTATGCTTCTACAGCTTTTGCTTTTGATCAACCCGGTGAATATGTAATTATTGCAAAAGATGCCTACAATCAAACCGCTGGTGCTTATTCAGATTCATTATGTTTATGGGTAAACTCTAATGATTTATATTATAGTACTTGTGTTATTGAAAATGGAGTAAATGAAGTAAGTACAGCTAATCCTAAGTATTACAAGTATGATGTTTCTGGTTTTCAAACTAGTTATAATTGTGCTACTGGAAACACATCTGGATATGCACCAATGCCTTATGCGCAGTATGTTGATTTATTTTATACGAATTCCACGTTATCAAGCCCTTGGACAAGTGCTACGGTTGGTTCTAATTTCCCTAACTTTTTAAGCTTTAAGGTTTCAACTACTTCACCTAAAAAACCTTTTGATCAGATAAGAGTAAGTGCTAAATTTGGAACTGATGGCATAAAGATTAGTGGTGATAGTAATACGTGTAGTGATACGTATGCAAGAGGTTGTGTATCAGGTAATACTTCTTGCGCTAGACCAGTGCCAGGTGATTATGTTTGGCCATAGTAATAATATATAAAAATAAGTGATAATAAAAGAATATGGGCGCTACTTTAGAACTAAAATATTTTAACTCATACTGGTTGAAGAAGATGTCAAACGTTGTAGATGCTAATCCACAACCAACAGCGCCTTATGCAACTGTACCTCAAGCTTATGCTAATGACAATGCAACTGATTGGTTTATTGAAGAAGCTAGAATAAGAGGTGGTTATAACAACACTATAACTGATCTAGGCGTTAAAGCTCATATAGTTGAAGATAATCCTAATAATCAAAATAGGTTTAACACAATCATATACTCAGGAGTGTTTAACTCTAGAACAGGTATTAATCAAACAAATGAATTTTCAGTAGGTGAAGACATAACTAGAAGCGTAGATCCAGCACATGGCTCTATACAGAAGTTATTTGCAGAAGATACTAACTTAATTATATTTCAAGAAGATAAAGTTAATAGAGCTTTAATAGATAAAGATGCTATATATACAGCTGAAGGTCAAGCTTTAACAGCTTCAGGTAGAATGGTTATAGGACAAATAGTTCCATTTGCTGGTAAGTATGGTATAGCTACAGATCCTTTTAGTTTTGCTGTTTATGGTTATAGAAAATACTTTACAGATAGAAAAAGAGGTTGTGTATTAAGATTAACAACAGGTGGTGAAATTATAGAAATATCAGGTTATGGTATGCATGATTTCTTTAGAGATCAACTTACACAAGACGGTATAACTAGAATAGTAGGTGGTTGGGATAATCATACTAAAAATTATATGCTGTCTATACAAACCGCTTCAAGTTATAAAACAACTTCGTTTGATGAAGGCGTGCAAGGTTGGACTAGTTTCTTTAGTTTTAAACCAAGCTTTATGTTTAGTTTAACATCTACTTTCTTTTCTACAAACGCTGGTAAGTTATATAGTCATTATGGCAATAGTGCATATGGTCGTTTTTACGATGCGCCTGACAATATATTTCCATCTGATGTAACAGTTGTTTTAAACTCTTCACCATCTACGGTAAAAGTATTTAAAACAGTTAATTATGAAGGTAATAATGACTGGACCGTTAGTAGTATAGTTGCTAGTTCTGGTGACATAGCTTTAGTACCAATATCTAAATACAGTTTACCAAGTAACCTAACTGATTTAGAAAGCGAAATGTTTTCTAATAAATTTAAAAGAAAAGAAAATAAATACTTTGCTAATATTATAAATAATTCATCACCAGGGAAAGGAGAGATATTGTGGGGAGCAAGTATGACAGGTGTAAAAGGATTTTTTAGCACGTTTAAGTTTAACTTAGACAATAGTATAAACCAAAAAAGAGAATTGTTTGCAGTATCTTCTGACACTGTTGAATCATCATATTAAAATATTATGGAAGAAGTTTTAAATATATTATACGAATTTTTATTTGTTGGGCCTGATGGTGTGACCATGGGGATAGGACCTTTAGCTGCTGCAGGTATAGTAAAAGGTGTTGGATCATTGGTTGGTGGTTTATTTGGCGCTGGTAGAGCTAGAAGAGCCAGAAGAAGAGCTGCTGCTGAAAAAAGAAGGTTAAAAGGTGAACTAAACAGTTTAGAAAAAAGCAGGCAAAAAATAGTAAACCCATATTCAAACACAAAAGATTTAAGTTCATTAGCTAAAGATCTTAGTGGTAATTTAAGTAATCCATACGGTAATTTAAGTGTTTCTACAGCTGGTGCAGCTATGCAAGTAGAAGAAGCTGACATTGCTTTGGCTAATACATTAGATACATTAAGAGCTACAGGTGCTAGCGCTGGTGGAGCAACCGCTTTAGCTCAAGCTGCTTTACAAAGTAAAAAAGGTGTTGCTGCAAGTATAGAACAACAAGAAGCTGCTAATGAAAAACTAAGAGCGCAAGGTGAACAGTATTTACAACAAGCTCAAATACAAGAACAAAGAAGATTACAAAACGTAGATATTCAAGAAGGCAGAAGAACACAACAAGCTGATGCTATGGGTAAAACATTTATGTTTAACGCTCAAGAAAGAAGAGAAGATAGTAAAATTGGATACACAAGACAACAAATAACAGGTGCACAACAAAGAGAAACTGCCGCATATAATCAAGGTACAAAAGCTATGATGGGTGCAATTGGTGGTTTAACACAAATTGGTGCGGTTGGTGCTGCCGGTGGTTTTAAATCATATGATGCAGCTAATCCAATGTCTGATGAAACAAGTAAAGCGTTAACAGCCTTAATATAACAAACTATGGCATTAAAAGAAAAACTAATAGAAAACAAAAAAACCAACGAGCAGATTAAGTTTGCTATATCAGAACAACAATCTAGACTTTCTTATGAACTTGGTTATAGTGATAGTAAGGTAGAGCCTATTGATTATGCATCTTTGTTTGATCCTTTTATAAAACAATATGCAGATATGCAACTAGCACTTACAAATGGTACTAGTGAAAATCCTGTATATGACAGAAAGTTTAGCGATTTAATAATGGCTAGTGTTGAGAACATAAAAGTTAGTTTAGAAAACATGCTTGGTAATACCGAGGTTTGGAATGAAATGGTACAAAGCGCAGGTTTAATGGGTGGTCTTGATTTAATGGGTACACCTGTAAGTAGATTTTTAGCTTTAAGCATATTAAATGGAGATCTTGGAGGTAAAGTAGATATAAAAGCAGTTGATGGTGATATAAATAAACTAGCTTGGGAAATATATGAAAAAGACGGTTCGTTTGTTGAAAGAATATATTTAAATAAACTCAATGAGTTGTCGGAAACTCAAGATATGTTTGTAAGCATACCTAACACGTTAGATCAAAATGAAGGTTTTAAATTAGCTAGCCCTGAAATATTTGAACAAAAACAAGTTGGTGGTGATCAAGAAAATAAAACATTAACAGGTGGTGTTACTGAAGTTTATAGAAAAAAGAAAGCTGATGGTCAATTAGAAATAAAAACAAAAGATCTAGATGCTAACATGGTTCAAGACTTTTACATTGTAGATAAAGATTTAATAGGTAATAGTTTACAGTTTAATACTGAAATGGATAAAATAACATCTGGTTTACTTGAAGAGTTTCAAAGTTTTGATCAAGTTATAGCTTTTAACAACAATATATTAGCTGAAGTTACAGATAACTATTTACAACCAGCTAAAGCATTGAAAGATAACCAACAAAAAAGATTTCAAGAAGATTATAAAAAATGGTTTTTAGAAACACAAGTAGGAACAGAGTTTCCACTAGGTGATCCTAAACCAAAACAACAACCTAAAAGCCAAGAAGTGGTTGAAGAAGTTGATGAATTTGCTGAGTTTGTAGAAAATTAAAATATAATTTTATGCCAAGATACACGTTTAATGGTAAGACATACAATATTCCTGATGAAAAGGTAGATAGTTTTTTAACTAAAAACCTTGGTGCAGAGCCACTAAACATAAATAGTTTTTTAACTAAAAACCTTGGTGCAGAGCCACTAAACATAAATAGTTTTAGCGATGTTCAAACAACTGAAGAAAAAGAACAACAACAAGAGCAAGATACTGTTAATCAACAAGCTGTAGAAACTAATAATCCTGATAATATGGTTTTTGGAGATTTACCAGGACAATATGGTTTATCTAATATAGAACAAGGTGCTTTTGGCCAACAAGCTAATTATTTTGTACCAACAAAACCCAGTGTACCAGAGATAAAACTAGAAGAGTATGTTTCTAAAGCAAAATTAGATCCAGAAAAATTAAATAAAAAAATATTTGGTGAAGATTATGATAAATGGAAAGCGTTTCAAGAAGCTGAATCTGAAAGTGATTTAACACTTGATCAAGTAAAAGAAGTTAATAATAGTGTTAACGAAATATTTAAACTAAATGAAGACGGTAGTGTTAATAATGTTGATTTAAATCCTAAGAATTTAAGAGATCAAGATTATTATGATGAACAAGTTAAAGGTGATGATTACGAGGCTTTCGGAATTGCAGCGGGTCTTAGTGAATTAATTGATGATGTAGGTGATTTATTCCGTAGTGAAGATATTGCGTTAGATTCAGAGTCACAAGACAAAATAGATACTCAAAAAGATTTTATAAAAAAAGCAAAAGAAAAATTAAAATTATCTGATCCTAAAAAAGAGTTTACGGAGCAAGAAATATTAATGGAAGCTCGCAAGCTTTATACAGATGATTTAACTGTAAAAAAATATAAAAAAAATGTTGTTGATAATATTATAAAAGCTAAAAACTCAGATGGTAAATATGGTTTAGGTATGCCAGAAGAACAGGAAGAGTTAAGCGAAATGTATGATATGTTAAGCGGAAAGATGGAAAAAGCATCTGCTGAGTTAACAGTTACAAGTAAAAATGCTGCTAATAATATAAATTTAATAAACAAAAAATTTGAAAAATTAACAAAGAAAAAGCCTGAAACAACAGAAGAGTACTTACAATTAAAAATTGATTTAGAGAAACTAGCTAAAGAAAGAAATAAACACATGGCTGTGTTAGAGCAAAATCAATTAGATAATGAGTTTATTGTAAATAATGTAGAAGAGATAGCAGAGTATGGTAATTTAATAGGTAGAAACCATAACGGAATAACTCAATTAGGCGGTTTACTTGGTGCGTCTGCTCTTGATTTAGGAATAAATATAACAAAATTTGCTGATAAATTTAGTACTAAAAATATAGTTAAAAATATAATTTTACCAGCTATGAGTTCTGCATTGCCAGAAAAGTTTGGTCCAGCTCAAATGGCTGTTAATGCTTTAGCAAAAGCTAGTCCTGAATTTGATAAACTATGGAATGATGAAGATAAGTTTGATGAATTATATGGTTATAGTGATTATTTAAGATCTGCTGTAGCTGAACCTATATCTTATGATGATATAAATGGTGCTAAAGATTGGGCTAATTGGGGTTTACAGTTTGCCGCTACTCAAGGTCCTCAAATAGGTCTTATGGTTCTTGCACCACAAGCTGCATTACCTTTATTAGGTGCCGCTTCAGGTGGTGGTAAGTTTAGATCTATGGAACTTGAAATGAAAGATGGTGCCACTTATTCACCTTGGCAAATGTATGGAGGTGCTTTAATGACTGCGGGTGGTGAAATTTTATCTGAAAGATTAACTTTAGGCCAATTAAAAAGATTAAAAGTAAAAAACATACCAGTAAATAAAGTTAAAACTAGTTTTACAGAAGGATTAAAGAAAAATATTTTCAATTTTAACAAAGCCAAAGCGCTTGCTTTTGATGTAAATGAAGAAGGTTTAGGTGAAATGTTTGCTGGATTTTCTGAAAACTTAGCAGATAGATATATTCTTGGTAAAGATGTAAATCTTTATGATGGTTTAGAAGAGATGTACGTTGGTGGTGTATTCATGAGTGGTGTATTATTTAGAGCACCATCTATTGGTAACAAAATGTTAGCGCCTTTTAAAACTAAAAATTTAAACGCTAGTTTTGATGCTAACGCTGCAAGTATAATAAATTTATCTGATCAGTTAAAAAATAAAAATCTTGATCCAAAAACAAAAAATATAATAGAAACTAAAATAGATGACTTAGTTGTTGCTAATTCAGAAATAAGAGTTGATCAAGCTATGTCCACTGATTATTTAGCTCCAGAACAAAAGTCTGAATTAATAAGTATACATAAAAAAGAGTTTGATAACAATAGATCTATTGAAATAATAAGAGCAGATAATAATTTAGATGGTGCAGCGAAAAGTGAAATAATCAATGGCTTAGAGTTTGAAAATGGTAAGCTTTCACAAGAAAGAGATGCTATAATGGAACCAGCTATTGAAGCACATTATAAAGCTACTACTGAAACTATACAAGACATGGCTCAAGATATTGATGGAGTTAGTGTTACAGAAATAGAAGATGTAAGTAAAGAAAATATAGAAAGACAAAAAAGAAATAATCAAAAGCTATCTATGGCAAAAGACTCTGATTCAGTAGAATTAGAAGACATGTTAGATCCTAACTTACCTGGTTCATTTAATCCAGAAACAGGTGAGATAATAATAAACAAAGCCGCTGCGCTTAAAAACAAACAGGTAAATGTTGCTGCTCATGAGTTTTTACATGGTATTATGGCTCAGACCTTTAAAGGTAACCCTGCTGCACAAAAAGCTTTTGGTAAAAGTGTTTTATCTGAATTAGGTAAAATAGAAGGTATAGATACATCTAAGTTTGCTGGTAGAATAGATCAATATCAAAGAGCTGTAGAAGCTGGTAAAATAAGTGAAGCAGATGCTTATGAAGAAGCTATGAACTTATTAGGTGATGCTATAGCTACAAAAGATATTAAATTACCTGAAACTTTTTTAGGAAAAATAGGTAAACTAATTACTGATGCAGCTGGTAAATTAGGCTGGCAAACTAAATTTAATAAAGGTAGTGATGTAGTTAGTTTTGTTAAAAACTTTCAAAAAGATATTAGCAAAGGTAAATTAAGTACTCAAACATTACAAGTCGCTAAAGAAGGTGCAAAAGGTAAATTAACTAAACCAGCAACTCAAACTAAAACAACAACTAAAGCTAGTTTACCTACAGTTAAAGGTGTAGATGCTACACAAGTTGAAACAATGGTTGGTAAAGTAGCTAATAGAGCTGTTGCAAAATATTATAGAGGTATACCTAAAAACATAAGAGAAAAAGCTGGATTAGATAAAGCAACATATTTAGATAGTGCTAAAACAGAGTTGGCTGAAATTGCACAAAAATATGATCCAACTAAAAAAGATAAAGACGGTAATCAAGTTTCTTTTGATAGATATATGGCTAACACAGGTATGCAAAGATTAAATGCTTTAGCAACTAAACTAGGTGTTGAATCATCAGAACAAGGTGTTACACAGAGTTTAGATAGTCCACAAGCACAACAAGTTGCGGATACTACAACAGAAACAGAAACAACTCCAGATACTAAGCCTATAATTGATGTAATGAATTTTGCTAAAAAAGCTGATCCATCAATTGATGTAAAACAATTTGAAAAAAATTTTACAGATGGTGTAAACAAACTAGCACAAGAAAAAGGTATTGATATAACTAGTCCTAACTTAACATCTAAACAATTACAAGCTATAACACCTTATGACGTTTTAGCAAAAGCCATAGGTATACCTGCAAATAAATTATCTAATGCTGCAGACAACTTATCTAAGTCTGAATCTTTAAAAGCACAAAGAATATTACTAACTGCTAAACCATTTATTAAAAATGTAGTTTTAGGCCAAGCTAATAAACAAGTACAAACTGTTGCGTCTAAAAAGAAAGGTGGTAAACCTGTAAAAGTAGGTGGTGAAAGTTTAGGTCTAGGTAGAAACATATTAAATACATTTTTTAATCCACCTAAAAGAGTTGGTAATAATTTAGTTAGAACTCCTAAAAAGTTTGATAACAAGGTTTACGATGCCGCTATAGGTATTAAGGATGGTAAGGTTGATCCTAATTATGTTCCTAGAGCTTCTGAGTCACAAACAATAAAAGGATTGTTAAAAGGTGTTGCAGAACAGATGGCTAACAGAGGTGCTAGAAATATAATTGAAACAAAACCTCAAGTTAGTAGAACTATTTTAGCTAAAGCTAATCTTGAAAGAGGTAAATCTAAACTAATGTTTAGTTTAGCTAATGATGCTAATTTATCTAAAAAAGATGCAAGAGATATAGTAGAAAATATTTTACAAGATTCAGCTAAAAACATGGATATTTTACAAGGAACTCCTGAATTTGTAACTGAAGTTTTAAGATTAGCTGAAAAAGGAATTAAAGGAACTATATATGAAGCTCAAAATATAGCTGTAGCAATAGATGTTTCTAAAAAAAATCCTGCTTTTAAAGTATTAAGTATAACACCTCCAAAAAGTTCATTTGATCCAGACTTTAAGTCAACAATAGAAGGCACACCTTGGAATGTAGAAATAAAAATGACCAATGCTCAATATAGTAGTTGGACAATAAATGATGTTGATATAAATACTGGTAAAGTAACTATAAAAAAATCTAATGGTTTGCCAGATGCTGTAATAGAAAAAATAAAAAATTTAGACTTTAAAGGTTTTCAAGCTGCTGCTGCTAAATATGGAGTTACAATGAATAAAATTGGAGATCCTATACCAGCTAAAGTATATGATCAACTAAAAGCTGAAGGAGCTTTAAGATTAATTAGTTTTGATGATGCTAGTGGTTCTTTAGGTTTAAATTTTGGAAATGTTGGTGATGTTTACGCTGCTAAAAAAATACCAGTACACGATATACAGTTTCAAGGTTTAGGAACTTTTAACATGGGTCAAAATAATATTTATAATCTACCAGACATTAGTAAACAACCTTTAAATGCTTATATAAGACCAGGTGTGACGGGTAAAAGCAAAGGAACTGCTAAAATAACTATGAGAGTTGTTCCTCAGGCTATAAAAGGAGTAACATTTAATGTAGTAGAATCAGATGTAAGTTTAGATAATGCAGAATCTTTAAATAATTTTATAAAAATAGCTCCTTCTATACAAAAAGCAAACAATACAATAAAAAAAGGTCAAGATGCTTTAGCTAAAAACCCTAAACTAAAACCTTCATTACCAGATACTGTTCAGTTAGATGTGGATATAAACAATATAATTAGCGATACTAAAGGTATTGATGCAAGAAAAAGGTTTTCTGATATTGTAGCTAAAAGACGTGGCGCAGGGGTAAGAAACTTTAAATTAATTGCTTCAGGTGCTCAGGATTTTCAAGGTTTAATGTATGATTTATATGGTAAAGGTAGAAAAGGTGAACAACAACAAAAATGGGTACAAGATAATTTAGTAAAACCATATCAAAAAGGTATTGCAGATATAGACAAGTATAGGCAAGCTTTAAAAAATGATTATGCCACTTTATTAAAACAAAATCCTAAAGTAGCTAAAAAACTAGGTAAAATTGTACCAGGTACTGAGTTTACTTTTGATCAGGCTTTGAGAGTTAATCTTTGGACCAGAGCTGGTTTTGAAATACCAGGTTTATCTAAACGTGATATTAAAAAATTAAATAGTGTTGTTACAAATGACCCTCAGTTAAATTTATTTAACGACTCAACTCTATTAATTAGTAAAAGAGATAAATGGGTTGAACCTAGTGCTTATTGGGATTCTGAAAGTTTAATATCTGATTTAAATAATTTAACAAACAAAGTTGGTAGAAAACAATTTTTAGCTGAATTTATAGCAAACTCTGATGTAATATTTTCTAAAGAAAACCTAAATAAAATGGAAGTTGCTTTAGGTACAAATTGGAGAGAAGCAATGGAAGACTCATTGTATCGTATGAAAAATGGTACTAACAGACCTTCTGGTACCAATAAATTAACTAATCAATTTAACAACTGGGTAAACAACTCTATTGGTGCTATAATGTTTTTTAACAGAAAATCAGCATTGTTACAAACCATATCTTCTGTGAATTTTTTAAACTGGTCAGATAACAATCCATATAAAGCTGCTTTAGCTTTTGGAAATCAACCTCAGTATTGGAAAGATTTTGCTACATTGTGGAACTCACCTAAGCTAAAACAAAGAAGATCAGGATTAAGAAAAGATGTTAATGAAGCTGAACTAGCTAATGCTGCTAAAGGTGCTTTAAACAAGCCACAAGCAATATTAAGTTATTTACTTAAAATAGGTTTTACACCAACACAGCTTGCGGATAGTTTTGCTATTGCATCAGGTGGTGCTACGTTTTATAGAAACAGACTAAATACTTATAAAAAACAAGGTTTATCAGAGCAAGAAGCTGCTAATAAAGCTTTTGAAGATTTTTCTGCAACATCAGACGTGTCGCAACAGTCAGCTGATCCTATGTTAATATCGCAACAACAAGCTAGCACATTAGGTAGATTACTTTTAGCATTTCAAAATACACCTGCTCAGGTTACTAGAATATTTAACAAAGCATCAAGAGACTTTATCAATAGAAGAGGTGATCAAAAAACTAATGTATCTAAAATGATATACTACGGTGCTATTCAAGGTATGATATTTGCTACATTGCAAAATGCTTTATTTGCTACTATACCTGGATTTAGTGATGAAGAAGATGAAGAAAAGAAAAAACAAACTCTTGATAAAAAAGGAGAAAGAATAGTTAACAGTATGGTTGACACTATGCTTAGAGGTTCTGGAGTATATGGAGCTATTGTAGCTACTCTTAAAAATACTATAATGACATATTTTAAAGAAGAGAAAAAAGATGCATTTGGTAAAGATCATAGAAATACATTATTAGAAGCTTTAAATTTAAGTCCACCTGTTGGTTCTAAGCTTAGAAAAATTAACAACGCTATAAAAGCTAAAGATTATAATAAAGAAGTTATAAAAGAGCAAGGTTGGGATATAACACTAAAAGGTAAAGTAAACCTTAGCCCTTCGTATCAAGTTGTAGCATCACTTGCTGAAGCAATAACTAACTTACCACTTGAAAGAGCGGTTGTAGAAATAGACGCTATTGTAGAAACATTAGATGCTAGAAACACTACATTTCAAAGGATAGCATTAGCATTAGGTTATAGAACATGGGATGTTGGTACTAAAAATGAAGAAAGAGATCTTGTCAAGATAGAATCTAAAGAAGCTAAAGAAAAAGCTAGAAAACAAAAAGTTATAGATGATAGAGCCGAAAGAAAAAGGCTAAAAGAACTTGAAAAGTATAAAGGTAAAACTAAAGAAGAAATAAAACAGATGAAACGTAGAGACTCTATAGTTGATACTAATAAATCTGATCAAGTAAAATCTTTAATAAATCTAGGTTTAACTAAAAAAGAAATAAAAGAGCTTAAATACGAAGATGATAGAGTTAATAAAATAATTGAATTAACAAATAAATAATATGAAATTATGGAAAATTGTCCTTTTTGTTCTAGCTGCTATTGTAAGTAGTTGCGGAACACACACTAAAAAACCTAAAATACAGATAACTCACGTGTTAGCTGTAACAGAGCAAGGTGACACCTTGAGATTACCTATAAACATGATTAAACCAAATGTTTATTATAATATTGTATCGTATCCCAGTTATCCTAGATATTATAACAACTGGTACAATGAAGGCTATTACAGACATAGGAGTGAACCTATTTATGTACCTAGCAATAACAATTCTAATAACAATAATAACAACAATAATAGTAAGGGTAAAGCTGAATCTAAAGATATATCAAGATTAGATGTCAACAACTCTAAACTGAAAATGAAAAATTAAATGGCTCAAAAAATTTCAGAAAACACAGAGGTACAACTAGACTTAAAAACAATTGGTATGCTAGTTGCAGGTGCAGTTAGTTTAGCTGCTATGTACTTTACTTTGCAAAAAGATATTGATCTTGCAAAAGAACTACCTAAACCAGAGGTAAGTAGAACAGAATACGATCTTAAAGATGAGCTAGTAAGATCTACTATCATGGACATTGACGAAAAAGTTCAAGACAATAGTGAAAAGCTAGATAAAATCGACGACAAACTGTTCACAATTATAAACAACAAATAATCAAATGAAAAAGCTTTTAATTATATTTACTTTAATGTGTGGTTATTTTTCAAGTGCACAATACGAAGTATTACACATCAACAGCGCATGGAACTCTAGACATAATTTAGATTTAAGTGGGCTTAAACATGCTAAGGTAAAATATGTGTTTTTAGAAGATCAACCACCTTCTTTTAAACAGCAAATCAAGTCTGTGCCAACTATACTAGTTTTAGATAAGAATAAAAAGACTAGAGGTCTTTGGAATGGAGGTATTGCATTAAAATTAAAGATAACAAAACAAGATGTTCAAGATCATATTGATAAATTAATAGCCCAAGAAGCTGCTAATCCCTCAACAAGAAGATCGACAAATTAAGACATTTGCAAAAGTGATTTTAAGGGTGTAAATAACAGGGAATCAAGTGATTATAATAATGTAACGCTTTAATTATTATAAATGAACTTAATTTTATCTTTCTTGTTATTTTTCAATATGTCAAACGATATTGAAACAGAACTGTTAAAAGCTATTAATGAAGGAAATTACAACAAAGTAAATTCAATGTTGATAGTAAATCGAATCCATGCGACTGAAATTATTGATGGTAAACCATTGCTAATCCATGCTATTATAGCGGATAAAGCTGATATTGTTTACTTATTATGTTTAAGAGGAGCACAGCCTTATGTAGATATGTGCGATGAAGGCTATAATGCTATGGATTGGGCAAAGAAAAGTGGTAGTTATTACGCACGAGCCGAGTTAATAATGATAACCACACAGTAAGGAATAACAAAATGGGCACCATACCCAAACATTCCTGTAA